TATCAAAATGGTTGACAGAACCACAGGAGAAACGCTTTTAACAATAAATGAAGGAATGTGTAAGGTATCCACACCCAAACGGTGTGGATATTTCTATAGTAATTGCTTAATTGAAGCTTTAAAGGCAAAAATTAAAAATCCTTTCAAAGTAAAGATTAAATATATGCCAGCACATCTGAATGAGGTGTTTTGTCCGCATTTAATGTGGCACGATGGCGAATATACATATGATTTTTATACATCTGGTCGTTTGAAATGGTATCAGGTTTTATGGCATAAGGGACATATAAGAAAATCTGAGTATGATTACTACGATAAATGTATAGATGCTATGCGAAGATATAAAAATCGGGGTAGAAAAAATGGATAAATCAATTAAAAAATTATATGAGTTCCATCGCAGATATGACTTTGCCGATTTTGATAGAATGGAGCAAAGGCGTTTTACTAAACATCGGAGCCATAAAAGAGTAAGGCAGTTGTTGAAAAAACAGAAAAATAACCAAATTAAGGAGTTGATGGGGAATGATGAAAATCAATCCAATGCTGCTAATTGATTTTTATAAAGCAGTACACGCAGAAATGTTACCCAAGAAAATAACTAAGTCGGTATCATATTTTACACCAAGAATGAGTCGTGTAAATATGTGGAACGACGTAGTTCATTTTGGGTTACAGGGATTTTGTAAGAAGTATCTTATTGAATACTTCAATGAGAACTTTTTCAGTCGTCCGTTTGACGAGGTAATGTTTGAATATAAACGTATTATGGATGCCACACTTGGAAAAGACGCATATAAGATTGAGAAAATTGAAAGGTTGCATAAGCTTGGATATCTTCCAATCGAAATTATTTCTCTTCCAGAAGGAACAAGGGTTCCTATGCATTGCCCAATGTTTGGTATCACAAACACACACGAAGAGTTTGCTTGGCTACCGCAGGCTCTTGAAAGCTTAATTTCTGCTGAGAGTTGGCATCCAATGCTTGCGGCAACGGTAGGTGCAACTTATCGTGAAATTGTAAATCACTATTACAACATTACTTGTGATGACAATGTAGCAAAAGCAAGGGCTTTAGGAGCTTTTGATTTTAGAGGAGAAGAGTGTACGGAATCGGCAATTAAGGCTGGAGCCGGATGGTGTTTATCATTCTTAAATACTGCGACAGTCCCTACAATTCCGTATTTAGAACAGTACTATAATTGCGATTGTACAAAAGAACCTGTTGCATTTGGTAGCCCAAGCACAGAGCACTCTGTAATGTGTTCTAACTTTGCAGTTGATGGAGATGAGATTACACTTCTCCGCCGTCTCCTTACAGAGATTTATCCGAACACAAGCTTCTCTGCGGTGCTCGACTCATACGACTACTGGAATGTTATTGAGAACATTCTCCCACAGTTAAAGAAAGAAATTTTGGAGCATAACGGATGTATGCTTATGCGTGGTGATTCTGGTGATTGTGTAGAGGTTGTTACCAAGACAGTTTTTAAACTTTGGGATATTTTTGGTGGTCATATTAATAGTAAAGGTTATAAAGTCCTTGATCCACACGTGAAAGCTATTTACGGAGACTCGATTACAATTCAAAGATGTAAGCAGATTTACGAAATCCTTATGGAGAATGGATTTGCTTGCTCTAATGTAGCTCTCGGAGTTGGTTCATTTTCGTTCCAGTGCGTAGAGGAAGACGGTATTCTTAAACCATTCACAAGAGACACATTCAGCTCTTGTATCAAAGCTACATACTGCGAGATTGACGGCAAACCATTTCCAATTTTCAAAAATCCTAAAGATGGTGGATTTAAGAAGAGTCAGAAAGGTTGTTGCGTAGTAACCAGAGGCACAAACGACAGTTTAGTTTATGTGGATGGCAGGACTTGGGAAGAGGCTCAGATTTCTGGTGCGGATGCAGAAGTTAATCTTCTTCAACCAATATTTAAGGACGGCAAAATGTTGAATGAACAGTCGTTGAGTGATATCAGAAACATCCTATATAATGGAGAATTTTAAATGAAAGAATCAAGTATAGTACAGACAAATTTTATAAATGGTATAAAAGCAATCAGGGATTATTGGCTATCGTTACCTGAAAAACCTTCAAATGAAGTCGTGGATGGTGTGATACATTCAATATTGGTTATGATTGATGGCGATAGTTCTGTTAATGATTTTCATCCGTTGCAGATTATAGATGAAGAAACGCAAGAGCGTATTGACTGCGGTTATCTTCACGAACTGTATTTTCAATAACGAGGAGTGAATAGCGTGGCACATTATTATAGAGAAGATGCGGTAAATCTCATTCCTTTGGAGATAGCCGCCAGAGAAGAAGTTATTTCGGTTATGGGAGAGGTTGCAAGGCTCGTTCAAGAGTTTGATGGTAAGATTTTAAACAAACGTCTTGATACTGCGCTGAAGAAGATAAGTCCACATCTATATTTGGATACATCATATAACTCTTTTATTATCAGATATAGTGTGCGACACTTCTCAACAAAGATGGCTCATAGTGAGTATGGAGTAGTAAGATTATATGACGATAACAAGGTTATATGTCATTGTTGCAAATATTCAGCAGGTGATGATTCTTGTGTATCAAGCGAAAACAGAATTATTGCTGCTCCAATTGTTGCAACAATAAATAAGAATGCGGCATATATGGATGAGGGTATTATTGAAATTCAAACTAAAATAAGCGAAATTGAGCGTTATTGCGAATCAATAACAAAAATTGAAGAGGAGCTACGAAGTTTGCAAAACGAAATTCCATTTGCCATTAAGGAATATTTTGATTTGCATCGCAGAATTACAAAGTGATATAAGGACGAGGTAAAAGTTATGAAGTATAAAGTAAAATTATCATACACAGTTGAATTATTTGTTGAAGGTAAGTCTGAAGAAGCTGTGCAAGATTGGTTGAGTCAAACCACCCCCTCACAAGCAAGGCAGCTTGCTGAACGATCTGTTTACGAAGATTATAGCGAAGAGATTATCTGTCCTGTAGCCGATAATTCAGTTGTTGATTATATTATTCCGTAAAAGGAGGATACATATGCCAGTACACGACGAACTTGGATGTCGAATGAAAGAATTTTATGAGACAATTCCAAAAACAAAATTAATGAGACGCACACCAGTTGCAATAAGAATTGACGGCAAAGCGTTTCACACATTTACAAGAGGCTTTGCTAAGCCATTTGATGATATTTTGATTAAGTCGATGCAGGAAACAATGCAATATCTGTGTGAGCATATACAGGGTTGTGTTTTGGGTTATACTCAATCCGATGAGATAACTTTAATATTGGTCGATTATAAAAAATTAACTACAAATGCTTGGTTTGATTATGAGGTTCAGAAAATGTGCAGTATCTCCGCAAGCATGGCAACTATGGCATTTAATAAGTTCTTTGTAGATAATGTAAGAGAATATGATTTGAACTGGAAAAACGGCTTAACTCCTCAAAGTGTTGAGATGCAACAACGTCACAATGATTATATGAGTGTTTTACGAGGAGCAATACTCAAAGGTGCTATGTTCGATGCACGTTGCTTCAATATACCAAAAGAAGAAGTGACAAATCTTATTTACTGGAGACAACTCGACGCTTCACGAAATAGCATTCAAATGTTAGGACAAGCATATTTTTCGCACAATGAATTACATAATAAAACCTGTAGTAACATACAGGATATGCTTATGGAACAAAAGGGTATAAATTGGAACGATTTACCTGTTCATAAGAAAAGGGGTAGTTGTTGTATAAGAAAGCCAGAGAATACTATTGGAGAAAATGGAGAGAGAGCTCATTGGGTTATCGACAATGATATACCTATTTTTAAGGGCGAGGAAAGAGATTATATTGAAACACTAATAAATTTTGAGTGAGGTAAGAATATGAAGCATATCAAAGGTGATATTTTTGAAAGCGAAGAAGATGTAATCTTACATCAAGTAAATTGTCGTGGAAAAATGAACTCTGGTGTTGCAAAGCAAGTAAGAGAAAAGTATCCTTGGGTGTATGGTGCATACAAAAACATATATAACAAACGTGGTGGCGAATATCTCTTCGGAAGAATACTTCGTGTATTTATTGATGAGAGAAGAAGTGTCGTAAATATTTTTTCGCAAAAAGACTATGGGTATGACGGTGCCCAATACACAGACTACGAAGCCCTGCGTCAATGTTTGGCAACTATCAACAAAGAATGCTATGGAAGAAGTATTGCGATTCCATATCGTATGGGTTGTTGCAGAGGTGGCGGAGATTGGGCTGTTGTTTCTAAAATGATTGAGGAAACTTTAACTGATTGTGATGTAACAATATATGAATGCGATAAGGGGTGATTTGATGCAAAAGATGTTAGAGGCTATTGAGCAAATCAATAAGCTGAAAGACACAAGAGGAATGCTTAAAAAACAAGAAATTATCGCAAACAACAAAGATAATGAAATGTTTATAAAACTACTCTTTTATACATTAAATCCACTGCTTACATATAACATTTCAAAAGAAATAGCCAAAAAATTAGTTGTAAGTCCAGTCGTAGAACGTAAGGTTGATGCGTTTGATGATATTTTTGAATTATGTGATCATTTATCAAAACTTAAAAGTGTGAATAGTGCACTCATAGAGTTAATCCATTCTTTCTTATTTAAGAAATGCACAGAAGATGAAAGAGTGTTTTATATAAAAATTCTCTCCAAGTCTTTGAAACTTGGGATTACTGCGAAAACTGTTAATAAGGTAATTCCTGATTTAATTCCGGAATGGGAAGTTCAACAAGCATACCCAATAGAAAAATATCCGATTAAAGACGGTGCTTGGTTTACTCTTACTCAGAAACTAAATGGTGTGAGAGCAACATACTATAACGGTGAACTTATTGCAAGAAGCGGAATGCCATTTGAGGGACTCGATCATATCATCAGGGTATTAAAAAGTCTTGATGGCGATATGGTTTATGATGGAGAACTTACATTAAAAAACAAGGGAGAATTAAGCGACAATGAAGCATTTAGAGTTGCCACAGGAATAATTAACTCCGATGGTGATAAATCTGATATCTGTTTTACAATGTTTGATGTAATCCCAACAGACGAGTTTTGCTCAAATAAAGGAACGTTGAATTATTCTCTTAGAAGAGCACATTTGATGAAAATATCTCGCCTTCACCGATTGGGTGATGATGTAAAAGTGCTACCAGTATTATATAGCGGGAGCAATGTGGAAAAGATTAATTATTATCTCAACAAAATGGTAGAAGAGGATAAAGAAGGGTTGATGGTTAATCTTGATGTTCCGTATAAGTGCTGTAGGCATAATGGCATATTAAAAGTTAAACGGTTTTATACTATGGACTTGCCAATCATCGGATATGAAGAGGGCGGAGGCAGGTTATCAGGCACGTTGGGGGCTCTTGTTCTCGATTACAAAGGAAACGAGGTAAAGGTGGGCTCTGGTTTTTCAGACGAACAACGACAACTGTATTGGAAGCAAAAGGATGACTTAATCGGAATGTTGTGCGAAGTTAAATATAAGGAAATATCAACAGATAAGAGGACAAATGCAGAAAGTTTGCAGTTCCCAGTATTTGTTGCATTAAGAACAGACAAAAATGAAGTAAATTACGAATAGGAGAGAGTGAATGTTTGACGCAAAAGCAGTAAAAAGCGATTTAATTAATTGGATTAGAAAATGGTTTGAAGAAAACGGAAAGGGTTGTAATGCGGTTATCGGAATTTCAGGTGGAAAAGATAGTTCGATATGTGCTGCATTATGTGTTGAAGCATTAGGAAAAGACAGAGTTATAGGCGTTCTTATGCCAAATCTAAAACAGGATGATATTGAAGATAGTTATCAGCTCGTTGAGCATCTTGACATCAAAAGTTTTACCATACCTATTTCTGTGGCTGTGGCAGGGATTCACAATCAATTAGAACATAGTGGTATTGCTGTTTCAGAACAGGCAACGATTAACCTACCCCCAAGAATCCGTATGTCCGTATTATACGCTGTATCTCAGTCGGTAAATGGTAGAGTTATAAACACTTGTAACTTATCTGAAGATTGGGTTGGATATTCTACAAGATACGGTGACAGTGTTGGGGATGTCTCACTATTAGGCAAATTAACCGTGAGTGAAGTTAAACAAATAGGCAAAGAATTAGGACTGCCAGACAATCTTGTCGATAAAGTTCCTTCGGATGGATTATGTCAAAAAACGGATGAAGATAATCTCGGATTTACCTATGACGTTCTTGATAAATATATTCGTGAAGGAGTATGTGAAGATGATGAAACAAGAAAACGCATTGATTATCTTCACGAAAAAAACAAATTTAAACTTGAACTAATGCCTGTGTTTGAATTTTGAGGTGATAAAAATGGGAAAGTGTTATGCTTTTTCAGACATACACGGGAACTATAACTTGTTTAAGCAAATAAAAACATTTTTAAAACCAGAAGACATCTGCTATGTTTTAGGAGATTGTGCAGATCGTGGAAAAAGAGGCTATACGATAATTAAAGAAATTTTGAGCGATAACAAATTTATATATTTAAAAGGAAATCACGAAGATTTATTTGCGACAACTGTTTTAACTCAGGATGGAAGTTATATGCGATGTTGGTTTCAAAATGGTGGTTATACAACTTTTGAGGAGTTTAAAAGCGATAGTCCGCCAATTGCTCTGATAAAAGAAATTGATAATCTTCCATTAACCGCCACATACACTAATCAAAATGGTGTTAAATACATAATGAGCCATGCTGGATTTTCGTATAGTGCTCCAGAAGCAATTAGGGATTATTTGTGGGACAGAGAACACTTTTATGTTGATGATGAAATTCCTGAAAATATCATATTAGTGCATGGTCACACTTCTGGTCGGCATTTATTTGATTGCGGAATAGCAGGAGATTATCTAAAATGTGAAAATTATAATAGAAAGGCTTTATATCTATATAATAATGGTCACAAATTAGATTTGGATTGCGGAACCGCTGCAAGCAATTTTATAGCCCTGTATTGTCTTGATGATGGAAAAGTTTATGGGTTTTATGATGAAGATAAGGAAGAGGTGTAAACAATGAGTCATTTTACAGTTGCAGTTTTTACTGAGCAAAATGGAAAAAGTATAGAAGAACTCTTAGCTCCATATGATGAAGGACTTGAGGTTCCACATTATACGTCAAAAAAGGAGTTAATTAGCAGAGAGCGTAAGCGTTTTGAACAATATAGAGATACTACATATGCTCTGTATTTGAAAAATCCAGCAGAATACATACGAAACACAAGAATGCCTGAACATATAAAGTATATATCAGAAGAGTTTCCCAAAAGGTTTGATTGGGGAGACGAGGAATTTTATCAGGAAGCAATTAAGTATGAAGAACCTGAAAATATTCGTGAAGATGGAGCTTTATTTTCATCTTATAATCCAAATTCTAAATGGGACTGGTATGATATTGGCGGAAGATGGGGCAATCTTTTGCTATTAAAAAATGGAGATACGGCAAATTCTGCAAAAGTTAAAGATATTGATTTTGATAAGATGGAAGATTTTCGTACATATGCCGTATTGACACCAAACGGACAATGGCACGCACCCGGAAATATGGGTTGGTGGGGAATGAGTTCTGAAACCGACGATGAGTACGAAGAATGGAAAGAAAAGTTTGCAGAGAGATTTATTAAAAATGCAAATCCAGAATGGGAGTTATCTATCGTTGACTGCCACATCTAATTGGAGAGGTGATAACAATGATATATCTTGATAACGCTTCGACCACACAAGTATCTGAAAAGGTTAGGGATATTATTGACGAATATCTTTATTCAAGCTTTGGAAATGCAGGAAGTCCTCATTTTATGGGAAAAAAATCAAAAGATGCGATTGATAGTGCCAGAAGACAAGTTGCTTCTTTTGTAAACACTGAACCTGACAATATCATATTTACATCATCTGGCTCCGAAGCAAACACAATGGCTATACTCGGACTTTCTAAACATTTATCTGATTTGAATTTGAAACACATTATTACATCTAAATATGAACATCATTCTGTATTAAATGCTATGAAGGAAATGGAGCACAGAGGATTTGAGGTTACATACTTGGACGTAAGTAGTGGTATGGTTTCATATGATGATTTTGTTTCAAATGTAAGAAACGATACGGGCTTAGTGTCAATTATGTATGTGAATAATGAGATAGGTGCAGTTAATGATGTGAAGTCAATTTATAAATTCTGTCAAGAAAGAGAGATATTATTTCATTCTGACTGTGTACAAGCTGCTGGTGTTAATCCAATTAATATGAGCGAGATGGCAGATTTAGTTTCCATCTCAGGTCATAAAATATATGCTCCAAAAGGCATAGGGTGCTTGTGCACAAAACACAAGCAGTTTTTATCTAATGTTATTTTTGGCGGAGAACAAGAGTATGGTTTGCGTCCCGGAACAGAAAACGTTGCATATATTGCTGCGTTTGGAATGGCGACATATTATGCAAATGCGAATATCAATTATGCAGTTCAAAAATTAGACAGTTTAAATTCAGAATTTATGAATAGTTTATATGAATTGTGTAATAAAAACGATATAAAAATTCGCATAAATTCTGCATCTCCGACACATTCTCCTAAAATTTTGAATATTAGATTTGAGGGAATAGATGCGAACACCTTAGTATTAATGTTGAGTAATGCAGGAGTATGCGTTTCTGCTGGCTCTGCTTGCTCATCTCATTCAATGAAATCAAGCCACGTATTGAAAGCTTTAGGATATACAGATGAGAGTGCAAGAGAAAGTATTCGTATCTCATTTTCTGAAAAGGACACTATTGATAATATGCGTAAGGCTGCAAAAATAATTGTTGGTTGCATAAAGGTGTTAAGAGAAATTTAATCAGGAGGCGATTTGATGAGTAATATAGACTTGATAAACAAGCGACTTAAAGAGCTTGATGCTCAATATGAAGAGGCTCAAAAACAGCTTCGAGGGCTTGAAAATACCATCGTAAATTTAAAGAAGTATGCAGGTTACATCGTCAAAACAGGTGAATTTAATAACAACCCAAAGAGAATGTCTGATGAAGCGTGGCGAAGACGAGCCTCTGAAATGATTAAAGAATTAATGAAAGTTGATAGGGAAACATATCCTACGTTCAACTCGGTATTAGTACCGATATACATAAGATTAAGAGATGTTTACGGAGTTGTACTTGACCAACTACGTAAAGATTTCAGATATAATACATATACACTTCGTTATCCGTCAGCGTTTGAAGCTATTAGTGCAGATGATACAGTGAGAGAAATTTTTGATTCGCTATTGATGGCTTTATTTCCGGCTGATTACTTTGATGATGAAGTATTAGACATCATTGATGAAGGAGGTGAGGAAGTTGCGTGTGTTAAAGAAACGCCAGAAGAGACCGTGATGAAAATCATTATTCCTTTGGCAATAAAACATAACGACGATTCTTATGGTTACATAGATACTTTTAATGATGTATGTGAAAATATGGATTGTTCGTGGAATAATTTGCAAACGAGATTTATGCGTAAAAACAATCTTGAAAAAACACCATCTAAACTGACAGTAATAGTTAGCAATGATAGCGTTTTACGAAAATTTAAGAAAACAGTTCGTGTAATGCTTGAAAATTGCGAAGATTTGTGATATAATAATATAAATCAGTTGCAAAAGCATTCACGGCGGAAGTGAGGGCATTATGGATTATACCTCTAATTGCTGGAGGTGTCGCAGTGGATGAATAAACAACGGCGCATACGTTTAAGAGAGTCGAATTCTTTACTTGCAAGGGCATTACAAATAATTTATGCTGTTAAAGATGAAGAACAGGACGCTCTTGATAATTTTCCAGAAAATTTACAAAATAGCGAGCGCTACACTGCTATGGAAGACGCAATTGATGGACTTGAGGAAGCTATAGATTGTATTGAACAAGCATCTGAGAGTATAAACAATGTGTGTTAAAGGCGGTGATAGGACTGAGTGCTATATGGTTTATTCTTCTAATTATATATATAGTGTGCATTGTATTTAAAATAATAAAAGAGGAAAAACATATTCGAGATGGTATAAAAGATTCAATAAAATATATTGCAATTTTTGTAGCCGCATACTTCATATTTCAAGGTATTGGATATTTGATAGGTTGTATTATAGGCGATCAAAATGGCATTTATATAGGAAAGATTATAGGAGTATCAATTTTCGGTATTATCTTTTTAGGAATATGTGCATACGGTATCTATTGTAATTTGAAGGATTAATAGGCAGATTATGCACCCCTAATTTAAGGGGTGCATAATTATGCCCAAAAATAGAAAGGAGTTTTATGTGTACATTTGAGGAAATCTCGCTTAAAGATTTTGAAAACGATGTATCTCAAGCATCGGAATTTGTTGTAGATATTGACGCTCTTCTACAAGTATGTGGTGCCTCACCCATTTGTGTGCATTATAAAACTGATAAAATAATTGTTGTAACTACTTTTCCCGAAAGAATTGTATTGAAAAGTGGGGATAGTTATATCAATTTGAGTCAAATTAAGAAAATAACAAGGCAAAAGAATGGGGCGAAGTGTACCTATACACTGCTTTGCGGAGTACTTAAAGGGCTTGAAACTACAATAAAATTAACACGTTCATAAAAATTTTACAAAAAATCTTGAATTATTCTTTATAATAGTATTGACAAAACGCAAATTTTGTGTTATTATACATATATCAATATGATTTATATAGATTAAAGCGAGGTTTGAGAGCGTGTATAAAACACAAGATAATGAGAGAGCTCCCCTTATAGGGGAAGTTTATAATATGTACTTTAATGGCACGGGGTCTGAGCAATCGGGCTGGCGTCCCGGTGTCGTATTTCAGAATAATGTGGGTAATGTTAATAGCCCGAATATTATAGCATTACCCTTAACTTCATCGCTGAAGAAGTTATATATGCCCACTCACGTATTAGTGAGGTCTACGGATACAGGATTAAGACGTGACAGTATGGTTATTTGTGAAAATCCAGAAAAGATGTCTAAAGACAAAGTGGGTAAATTTATAACAACACTACCTGAAAGTTATATGAAGGAGATTGCAATGGCAAATCTTATTGCAACATCCGCAATATCTTTTATTGATAAAGAATCGCTAATTCTTGTATGGGAAAAGGCTGTTCAGATGAATTGTATTGTAGCTGCATAACTAAGGGGAGGTGTTTGTATATGTACAACGAAAAAGTGAAAAGAGAGTTTTTGGCATCATATACCCATAAAAAGAGTACGTCAGCATTTATTACGCAGGTGTTTAATTGGTTTGAACCATATGAAAATGTATGGGGGCTTGATTTATCCCAACAGACAACCGATGTATTACAGCCGGTAGTGAATGAATTGACTGGCGTGAGAGAAAAGAGCACTGAATTAATTATAATTATTTTAAAGGAATATGTAAAATGGTGCGCTCGTAATGGATACGAGGTAAGCAAAGGTATATTTGATGTTAGAATTAACACCATAGATAAAATCCAAAATCAAATGGTTGCATCTCCGCTCCATCTAAAAGCTATACTTGATGATGAAAAAAGTAATTTTGATTCATTGGAGAAAGAAACAGTGGATATAACATATAGAGTGTTCCTTTGGATGGCTTTTGCGGGGCTTGAAGATAAAGATGCGGTTAGGGTAACATCAGACGATGTTGATTTAGATAATCTAAAGATTAATTTTGAAGGACATAGTTATGAAATCTATAAAGAGTGCAAGGAAGATTTTGAAAAAGCTTGCAAACTAACCGCATTCAATTATGAACATCCACATTATGTTACTTGCAGACCAAGAGCTGAAGGAAATGTAATTATGCGTGGATTTAGGTCTCCAACGGTTGATTTAAAAACTATAAGACCTATAATTAATAAGAAATTCTCAGAAAATGACATGGATAATCGACAAGACACAAACCGTCAAAAGAGCAGGATTTCCTATAAACGCATCTATCTTTCTGGTATATTTTATAGAGCTTATGAGCAAGAACGTGCAGGTTTACCCGTGGATTTTTCAAACATTATTGCACTTGAGATAGACAGAAAAGAAAAAATTAAAAAATACACAACCACTAAAACAAGAACGCTCACAACAATATCTAACAGGATGAAACGTGAGTATCTTGCAGATTATGAAAAATGGAAATGTGCATTCACTATGTAGGTTAACATACAAATATTGTAAAGAGCAAGGAGATTTTTTTACACCCTTGTTCTTTTTTTAATACATCAAAACAATTATAAAGAGTAATAGGAGGAACGATGGCGGAATTTATTATTGCAAGCGTTTCGGCACAAGACAGATTTGTCTGCTATGAGGGCGGGGGAAAAATGAGTGTAACAAACAAGCCTGAAAAAGCAGCAAAATTTCCGGATGCAGCTAAAGCTTGGAGAATACTTACAACGCAGATGTCTAAGAAAAAGAGAGACGGTTGGAAAGTTATTTCATACGAGCCGAAACAAAACATTAAGGAAGAGCCAAAGACCGAGCCGAAACCTCAAAAGAGATTTAGAACTGATGTCTATAATTCATCTCCTATATCCGAGGAAGAGTTCGACTGGGAAAAGGTGAGACAAAATATAACAGAATCGTTTTCAGAGATTATTGCATATAAAGAAAAACTATCTTCACAGCTAAATCATATTGAAGCTGAGTTGTGTGATTGTGAGCACGCTTGTGAATTTTTCAAGTGTGATGCGGCTCACGGATATAAATTGTATGCAATGATAAGAGAACGAAGAATAAAGAGAAGATTTTTAAAAGATGAGCTATGGAAAGCCAATTCAGTATTGGGAATGAGTTATTCCGATATTGCAAACGGTGGTATTGAAAATGCTTTTAAAGAAATTAGCGAACAAGCTTATGAGCCACGTGTTTTAAAAGAGCTTTTTAGCGACGCTTTACAAACTGCTACAGTTTCAAAATAAACTGAGTTATACATAACAGATAATTGAATACGAGGAGGGTAATTATGTTTAAACATAAAATCGAATTAATTACAACAACAGATATTATGGATTTTGTAAATACAGTATCAACTGTTTCTGGAGATGTAAAGTTGATTGATGATGCCGGATTCTGTGTTAACGGAAAAAGTTTGCTTGGAGCAATGGCTTCTGTAGAATGGAAATCTCTGTATTGTATATCTGATGAAGATATCTATACAAAAATCCAAAAATATTGCGTTTAACAATCGGAGGATATAGATGAAAGTGTTGTTTATTATATTGTGTTTGGTTTTCCTCTTCTTCGTAGGAGAGTGGATATACGGAATGGTTAGTGATAAGAAAAATGAAAGCTCATATTTTACATCTAAACATACACGCATTGGATTGCTTGGGTTAAACATCACAGCACTATGTATAAACATTGTTACTATTATTATTTAAAGTAAGGGTGATGTTTATGAACAGAAGATGGAAAATAGAAATTATACTAAAAAGCGGTGAGCATATTTACGGATATTATGATGGGGTTGAAGAAAACTCAAGTGATGTAGCACATAAATTGCTGACAGGTTCTCAAAATGCGATCACAGGAATATGCAGCAATGATGGAGGTAATCTACTGTATTATGTTGGCGAGGTTGCTGCGTGTATGATTACCCTTGTAGGATGCGATATATAGCTATAAACAAACAAGATAAACATTGATAAATCACCGATTTTATAAAGGAGGGTGCGAAATGGGCACAAGACATATGATAGGCGTCGTAAAAGACGGAATTCCACGCATAGCTCAATATGGGCAGTGGGATGGTTATCCAAGTGGACAAGGTGTAAGTGTATTAAAATTTTTACAAAGCAACAAACTTGAAAGCTTAAAGAAAAATGTGGGAAAATGTTTCTTCCTTACGGAGCCAGAATATAAGGCATTGTGGTTCAATGGATTTGGGATTGATATAGATGTAGAACATTTTGTAAAAAGTGAAACGAGTGAGAAATTTTACAAAGCATATCCCCAGTTTAGTAGGAATATGGGTTCGGATATTTTGCATTTTGTAGCCGATTCCACAAAAGAAGAAATAGCATTGTTAGATAATTATAATTTCGCATATGACAGTCTGTTCTGTGAGTGGGCGTATGTGATTGATTTTGATAAAAATACATTTGAAGTTTACGAGGGATTTAACAAAACACCATTATCAGAAGATGAACGGTTTTGTCAAGATAAACCAAAAGAGCGAGCCGAAGGTGTTGAAAATGAATATTATCCAGTAAAACTAAAGGCAGAATTCAAATTATCTAAACTACCTACAGAAGATGAGTTTTTAAAAATTTGCGAGCCTGAAGAAGAGGAAGAAGCAAGCTAAAATTCAGCAGTAAATACTGCTTTTACATATATAGGAGGTAAAGTATGAAAAGGAACGAACACGTGATATTTTGTGAATGCGGTTGCGGAAACGGAGTTGTATTAAAAGCTGATAATGAAGAATCCGAACTATCCTTACAGCTTGTAAGCGATAACTTCTACACAAAACAAACAAACGTATTCTGGGAAAAGCTAAAGCGTATTTGGTTTATCATCAGAGGAAAAGAGTATCGTTATTTTGATATCTTGATTTGCAAGGATGAGCTTAAAGAGTTTAAGAATTTCGTATCTAAGCTGTAGGGAGCATTTCACAAAATAAAAATAGGAGAGAGAAAATTGCCATACAAATCTGAAACAATACCGTTGCGTGGACTTCAGGACAGAAGAAGAAAATTAACTGACGAACAGAAACAACTTATTAAAGAAGAATATGAAACAGGTAATTGGAGTTTGAATAAATTAGCTCAAAGATTTGAGGTAAGCAAGAAAACTGTTTTGCTTATTGTAAATCCAGAAAGTGCAGAAAGAGCTAAACAATACCGAAAAGAAAACTGGAAAGAATTCCAACGCAGCAAAGAAGAAAGAACAAGAGCCACAAGAGAATGTAGGCGATACAAACAATCGCTTTATCTGAAAGGCGAACTACGAGAGGAGTAGTTGTATGATACATAAACGTTTAAATGAAGATTTCCAATATGTCGAAGGTTTGGGATATAAGGTGTTAGGCGTATTCTTACAAGGCTCTCAAAACTACGGATTGGAGTATGAAGGGAGCGATATAGACACCAAATGTATTGTGTTACCCTCGTTTGAAGATTTCTGTCTTAACAAGAAACCCGTAAGCACTACACTTATACTTCCATCCAACGAACACATTGATTTAAAAGATATTCGATTGATGTTCGAGTGCTTTAAAAAGCAGAATGTTAATTTTGTAGAAATTTTGTTTACAAAATACAACCTTATAAATGAAGCTTTCAAATCCTTATATCAGCCAATGCTTGATAACGCAGAATTGATTGCAAGATATAACAATTATGCATTTGTCAACTGTATGGCTGGAATGAGTATGGAGAAGTATAAAGCCCTTGAACATCCGTATCCAACTTTGGTGGAGAAAATTCAGAAGTATGGTTACGATCCAAAGCAACTTCATCACATATTAAGAATGCACGAATTCACACGCAGATACATTTCTGGAGAAACTTATAAAGCGTGTTTAAAATCAGAAATATCTGAATATTTGATTGATGTGAAACGTGGTTGTCATTCATTAGACGAAGCAAGAAAAATAGCCAAAGAAAAGCTTGATGAAACAATTGAAATGAAAAATGAGTATATGAACAAAACGCCATTGGCTATTAACGGCGAGGTCGAGGAGTTGATGAACAATGTTCTTATAAACGTGTTGAAAAAGTCGTTTTTGATGGAACTGGAGGTGTAGGAAGTGGAATTAAAGTTTATTCAAATGGTCGGTCTTCCGGGTTCGGGGAAAACAGAAAAAGCAAAGGAACTTGCAAAGGTACATAATGCGATACTTTTATCCTCGGATGCAATAAGAGAAGAATTGTTTGGTGATGCTTCTGACCAAACTGACAATACTAAAGTTTTCGAGGAAATGTATAAAAGAACGATTACAGCATTAGGACAAGGAAAGTCTGTAATCTATGACGCAACAAACATTAACTATAAAAGACGTAAGGTGTTGCTCGAACAATTAAGAAGCAAATTTGAATTTAAAGCAATAGCTGTTGTAATGGCTACACCCATAAGAGAGTGTATCAATAGACAAAAGCAGAGAAGCAGGGTCGTTGATAAAGAAGTAATATGGAAAATGGTCAGAGCTTTTTATACACCATATTGGTATGAGGGTTGGAATGATATTCAATTATGTTATCCAGACGAATATTGTGCAGGAAATAATATTGAAGGTTTGATTAACAAAACTTCATTGTTATATGACTTTGACCAAAAGAATCCACATCACAGCCTTTCGCTCGGTGAACATATGTATGACTGCTATAAGATAATGTGTGGTTCAACTTTTGTAGATAGCTTAAAAGAGGCTGCATTATTACACGATATTGGTAAGGTTTACACACAATCGTTTAAAGATGGAGTCGCACATTATTATGAACATCATCACGTTTCAGCATATATGAGTTTGTTTGAACAGGGTGGCGTTTCAAATACTTTAGAAGTTTTATCAAGAGCCGCATATATACAGTGGCATATGGCTCCGTATTTTTGGGTTCTCGAAAAAACAAAGAAACGTTATAAGAAGTTGTTGGGCGAGCAGTTTTATGATGACATTATGATGTTGCATGAGTGCGATAGAGAAGCACATTAAGAGGTGAAAGTATGCAAAAGCAAAAAGTGTTTTTTACAAGTGACTTACACTTCGGACATTCAAATGTCCTAAGATTTGATAATAGACCCTTTACATCAGTAGAGGAGATGGATGCAGAATTAATTCGTAGATGGAATAAAAAAGTATCACCGGGAGACCTTGTGTATGTTTTAGGCGATTTAATTTGGTCAACTCGTAATAATGATGCTTCAGATATTTTAAATCAATTAAATGGTCAAATAATTCTAATCAAAGGTAATCACGATAAATTTTTACATAATGCAAAGGCAAAGAAATGTTTAGCCGGGATAAAAGACTACGATGACATAGTGGTTACTCTTGAAAATGGTAATAAGCAAAGATGTATATTAAGCCATTATTTTATGCCAATGTATAACGGACATTATTATGGCACAGTTCATTTGCACGGTCATTCTCACACTACGGCTGAGGCAGTAGAAGAGAGAAAAATAGCAAAAACATTAAATGATGCAGGTTTTCAAAATCGCATATATAACGTTGGATGTATGTATTGGGATTACGAACCTGTAACACTCGATGAAATACTATCAAAGGAAGGAAATGATTAAATGAGAAAATTGGCAAGCATTAAGGCTATCTCGGATATCATTCCGATAGAAGGTAAAGACAGGATAGTTTTGGCTATGGTCGATGGTTGGAGCGTAATTGTTAAAAAGGATGAGTTTAAAATTGGAGACAAATGCGTTTACGTTGAAATCGATTCTGTTTTGCCTGCGAAGCCTGAATTTGAGTTTTTAAGCAAAAATAATTACAGAATTAAAACGATGAAAATGGCAGGTGTGATTTCTCAGGGTATTTGTTTTCCTCTCTCGATTTTGCCAGAGGGAGAGTACAAACTCGAAGATGATGTTACAGAAATAATCGGGATTAAACAATATGAAAAGACAATGGATAGGGAAACAGAGGGAAGCGAAGTATCTACCAAAGCTAAGAAGTACCCTAAATTTCTGATGAGGTTTAAATGGTTTAGAAAGCTTGTGTTACCTAAAAAACAAAAGAAAGGTTTTCCTGACTTCATTAGTAAGACAGATGAAACACGAATTCAAAATATGCCATTTATACTAAACGACAAAAGGGAATGGATTGTTACAGAAAAGATTGATGGTCAAAGCGGAACATTCTGTTTAGTACGTCACAAATCAAGGATTCCATTAATAAAAGATAAGTTTGAATACATAGTTTGTTCGAGAAATCTTAGACTGGGAGCAAAAGATAACTCATCATATTGGCGTGTTTCAGATAGATATCAAATTGAAAACGCATTAAAGAATATGATTGGTGATAGAGATTGGATTGCATTACAAGGTGAATGCATTGCATCCAATGTACAAGGCAATAAGTATAAGGTTACTGAGCCTGATTTATACATATTTAATTTAATCTATCCAACAGGCAGGATGAATTCTTTAACCGCTCAGAGTATTTGTAATCAACACGGTTTGAAATTTGTTCCTATTATTGCAACAGATTATGTGTTACCAGATACAGTCAATGAGGTTCTTGATTATGCTCACGGTCAGAGCCAACTTCACGAAACTTTGAGAGAAGGTTTGGTTTTTAGAAGTAAAGACGGTAAGCAGAGCTTTAAAGCCGTCGATCCTTTATTCTTGTTAAAGCACGATGAATAATCATTTTTTGACAATTTATTTTAGCATTAAAACAAAACATAGCGATTGGTCTCACAAGAAAATTTTAAATGTAACAAAGTGGGTTCTTAGGCGTAGCAAAGAAAAAGAACCTCCTATTGTTAACATAGAAGAGTTTGAGAGAATAATTGCTAATATTTAATAGAAAGGATATATAACTATGGTTCAGCTATTTAAAAAGACGGCTCAGAAGAGTGTACTCGAAACATTGCAGGAGCAATCAAGTCAGGCTATTGGCGTTATACATACCCTTATCAACTCTTTAAAGGATACAAACCAAAGAATTGATGAAGAAAAGGCAGCCAATGTACAAAGACTGAAGGCTATTGAGAACGAGCAAAACACCCTTGATAAACTGAGAAATGAAAACTCCAAGATTGTATCGAATTTTGAGGGCTTGCTTGGCAAGGAGGCAATCTAAATGGAATTAATTTGTATTACAGTTGTTGTATGTGTATTTATAGTATGTGAAGCTCTGCCTGAAATCATTAATTCGTTGAAAAAGAAATAATAAAATCCTTGTTTTATATTGATTTTAGGAGGTAGCGATTATGAGTTTATATGTATGTGGTGATACTCACGGAGATTATGACATATACAAATTAACTTCAAAAAGATTTGACAGTAAAGCATTAACCAAAAACGATTATGTTTTAATCTGCGGTGACTGTGCTGCTGTGTGGGATATGGATTCCCACGACGCCTATATACAGAAATGGTTTAACAGCAAGAACTGGACAACTTTATATATAGACGGTAATCACGAGAATCACGAAGCTCTTGATGAATTACCGGTAGTAGAGTGGAATGGCGGAAAGGTACATATGATTTCCGACTCTATTATCCATCTTATGCGTGGACAAGTATATACAATTGACGGGCATAAGATATTCACTATGGGCGGAGCTGAGTCTCACGACAAAGAATATCGAATTGAAGGTATGACGTGGTGGGATAGAGAAATGCCATCCGAAGAGGAGTATGCAGAAGCTCTATCAAACTTGAAAAAGAATGACAATGAAGTAGAATATATTTTTACTCATTGTGCAAGTGATAATACACAGGATAGAATATCGGAGCACTTTAGTCACGATAAATTGACAAACTTCTTCAGATGTATTGATGAAGATGTAAAATTTAATCATTGGTATTGTGGTCATTACCACGTTGACCAAGATGTGGATGAGAAACACACTGTACTTTACGACAAAGTTATCAAGCTTTGGTAAAAGTCTCAAATATTGTTTTTATCATCGGCGTCTAAAATATCTTTCAATACTAAATTCCTATCAACCGGCTGCTCAACTTCCCAATTAAAACAGTAAAACCTCTGTCTGTTCTGGGCGGAAACGAGCGAGCTGTTTATATACATTAGATTAGTGCCTAATTCTCGGCATATTTGTTCTTTAATTTGAGGCGATGCGGACTTGTTATTTTCATAAAGAAAGTAATCGGGCTGGAATTTTTCTTTTGCTATAAGATAGTTTTTGAATAGCTCCCAACCTTGTCCGCTTGCTTCAATTTCACGGTTGTTCTTCTGTGCAATACTCCAGTAAGTACAGGGAGAACCTCCCAATAATAGCTTTATCATCACACATTCCTCCTTTCGCAAAAGATGTGTATAAAAACAATATTTTATTAAGTAATGAATATTGTAATAAACCGCTCTTGCTTGGAAAGATAGGAAAAGGTGGACAAGGGGAAAGAATTTATTCCGCATATGGTAAAAGCGTAACACAGATAGCTGCTGGTGGAGGGTTAGGTGCGAAAACAGGTTTGTATGCAATCCCAATAAAATATATAGAACATCCGCCAGAAGAGGTTGGACGTTATATAGATTGCGATTACGAAGTTAAAAATGGTCAAATAAAAATTAAAGATAAATATATTGATTTGAATTTGACAGACGGGTTTTATTCCATAAGAAAACTTTCCGTTGCAGAGAGTTGTAGACTACAAACCTTACCATCAAATTATTGCAGAGCAGTTTCCATTAATCAAGCTCGTAAAGCTTTAGGAAATGGTTGGACTGCTGAGATTATTATACATATTTTAAATGAGGTTTTAAAAGGCATACCTAAAGATGAAGAAATTATTGTTTTGTCTATGTATGATGGCATTGGTACAGGCAGATATTGCTTGGACAAAATGGGGTTTACGAATATAAAATATTACGCCTATGAAATTGATAAATATGCTATCGAAATAGCACACAGTAACTTTCCTGACATTATACAATGTGGCAATGCCTTTGATTTGAGAAATGAAAACTGGAAATCTCCGGTTCATTAAATTTGATTTTCGATTTGAACATTAGGGAAAAGTAGCGATTTATCCGTTCTTTTTCACGGTGTTTCAAAGAATCTATCATTACATAGTTAGAGGTGATTGAGAGATGGAAAACGTCGATACTTGCGTCTGTTGTGGCAAAATCATACCTGAAGGCAGAATGGTTTGTCACAAGTGTTCAGAACCAGAACATAGCACATCATATACACAACAACCAACCTTAAATGATTATGAAAATTTAAGATGGCATCAAAAATTAGCGTTGAAATTATATTATGTGTTATTAAAACAATTATCCCGAAAGGGTTTACATAGATATCTTTGAATGAAAGGAGGATGCTGAAAGTGGATATACAAGCATTAAAAGATAAATTCTTGAGTATTTGCAAAGAAAAAATAAATAGAGAAGGCATTAATGAACTTATAGATTGGCTTGAGAAAAGCGATTTCTTTATTGCTCCAGCAAGCACAAGATTTCACGGTTCATATGCCGGTGGGTTGGTTTTTCACTCATTGAATGTGTATGAATGTTTATTGCGAATGGCTAAGAAATATCCAGAATTAAATATCAGCGAAGAAACTATAGCGATTTGTTCATTGTTTCACGATTTATGCAAAGCCAATTATTACAAAGTTGGTACAAGAAACGTTAAAGATGAAGAAACGGGTCAGTGGTATAAAAAAGAGGTTTATGAAGTTGACGAAAGGTTTCCGATTGGTCACGGTGAGAAAAGTTGCATTATAATTCAATGGTTTTTGAAAGAGTTATCCGTTGATGAATTGCTTGCAATAAGGCACCATATGGGTGGATTTGATGCAGCCGTGAAGGGCGGAGATTTTTCTATGAGTAAAGCTTATGAGATGTGTCCATTGGCAGCAATGCTGCACTTGGCTGATATGGAAGCGACATATCTTCTCGAAGCGGAAGAAGGAAATGAGGTTAAGTAAAATGAGCAAGAAGACAGTATGTTTATTGTTGTCAGTTATAGCATTGATTGCCGTGTTATTTTTATCAGGATGCAATCAGCAGATAATTGATACTACATATTCGTTTGACAGTGCAATTATTGCAATGCCAGATGGTTCAACTGTATCAGGAAAGGTTGAATCTTGGAAGGATTATTCGGATTCCGATGCAATACAAGTTAAAATTGATGGAAAGACATATTATACCTTCTTAGACAATGTTGTTTTGATGAAGTAAAAAATTTTTTCCGTTCAATGCAATTATAAAGAATAATAAATGGAGGGCTATATGGCTGAAGAACTTAATATTTATCAAAAACTTGCAAAAATCCGTAAGCCTGTTGAAATTTTACAGAAAAATAAAGATGGGTACGGTTATAAGTATGTAACCGAAGACGTCATTCTTTCAAAGATAACAGGATTAATGGATAAGCTTGGTGTTTCTCTTGTGCCCAATATTGTTGGTGGTACTACTCAGGTAGAACCATACAGCTACACAAAAACAAAGTCCACGAGGGATGGAAAGATTTATGAAGATAAAGTAAATGAAATTCTTGTTCATTGCGATATGGAGTGGCATTGGGTCAACAATGATAAACCTGAAGACAGAGTTATCGTACCGTGGGCTATGGTAGGTCAGCAATCTGATGCAAGCCAAGCTTTTGGTTCAGGACTTTCTTATGCTTCAAGATATTTTATGCTCAAGTATTTTAATGTTGCTACATCGGATGACGATCCTGATAATTGGAGAAATGAACAAAAGCGTGCTGAAAACTCTGAAAACAGAGAAATAGCTGCACAGATTATTGAACAGGTTCATGAGTTAGTTGTTAATTATCTTGAAGTAAAACCCGACGATAAGGCAACTGTTGCTACTGTTGTTAAGAAGTATGCTAAGAGTAAGAACGGTAAAGCAAGTGCAAATTATTACGACATAGAAGACCCGGTTGTTGCTGGAAATCTTCTAAAAGAGATTACAGAAAAATTTTCTATTGACAAGGAGAAATAATACATATGGGATTTAGAACTGGTGCTTATGCTTCCGTATGGGAAGTTAAAGAAGGCAGAGGAAATACGATGTCAGTACGTTTATCCATAAGCAGAAAGAATAAAGAGGGTAATTACGAACAGGATTTCTCAGGATATTGTACTTTTATCGGTAATGCAAAAGCAAAAGCTGAGAAGTTAAAAACAAAGGAAAGAATCAAGCTTGGCGATGTTGATGTAACAACTTGGTTTGATAGTAACAAGGGTAGAGAATACGTGAATTACAAGGTTTTTGACTTTGAAATGGCAAATGGCTCTACTGGACAGAATAATGATACAAAGCCTGTAAAGACAGGTGCATTAGACGATAATCCAATTGATGGTGTGTCTGACGAGGATGATTTACCGTTCTAATTAATGGATAAGAGGTAGCAATAATGAACTATTCTCACATCATTGATAATATGCTTTGGAGCTACTCTCGTATCACTACATTTGAAGATTGCCATTATGGATTTCTATTAAAATACATAAAAAAGCTAAAAGGGCAAGAGAGAAAGTTTTTCGCTGATTACGGCTCTTTTATGCACCTTATCATTCAAAAATATCTTACTGGCGAGTTAAAAAAGGACGAGCTTGTCGGCTACTATCTTTTGCATTTTCGAGAAAATGTAGTCGGCAAAGCTCCTACATATTCAATTTTTCAAAATTACTTCAAGCAAGGAATAGATTATTTGAAAAACATAGAATTTCCAGAAGAGGAGATTATAGGTGTTGAAGAAGAGGTTTTGTTTAATTTGGACGATAAAAACTTTATAGGATTTATTGACAAAATTTCGGAGCGTGGTGGAGTTGTTATAACCGATAATAAATCAAGAGATTTAAAAGAAAGAACAGGCAAAGCTAAGCCAACCAAATCCGATAAAGAGCTTGATAAATATCTGCGGCAACTTTATATATACTCAATGGCAATAGAACAAAAATACGGTGTTTTGCCCAAAGAATTGGAATTCAATTGTTTTAGAACACAAAAGGTTATTAATGAACCATTCAATATGGATGAATACGAAAGAACTAAAGAATGGGCGCTCAAAACAATAAGTGACATTTCTAATGAAACGGAGTGGAATCCTAATGTTGAATGGTTTAAATGCAAGTATTTATGTGACGTATGCAATCAATGTGAATACTACCAAATGTTTGGAGATAAAGCAAAAAGTATCGGAGGTGATGCTTAATTGAATGTATGCGACATTAAAAACATTGAAAGTGAAGCTGGAATTATAGCATCTATTGTTATGAAGCCAGAATTCACATTTTACTCAGAACAATTAAAACCAAATCATTTTTCAGACACTCAAAACGCCTATATATATTATGCTGTTTGCGAGCTTGCAAAGCGAGGAATTGAAAAGGTGGACTCTTACAACATTACAAATATTTTGAATATGAAAGAAGCTACGAAAAAGCAAACAGAAACAATTACAATTCAGGCACTAAATGACCTTATAGACGTCGCAAAGGTTATTGCGAGAGAGTCTGTTGAAGAATATAAACTTCTGGTCGCAAATGTACTGGATGCGGCTTTTAGAAGGGATACATATAACAAACTTGTAGAATGTGAGCGATTATGTTTTAACAGTTCAGAAAGTGATATTGAACAAAAAATTTATTCAGCACTTGATGACGTTATGATGGAATTTTCTACAACTACTGAAGTTCCGCAATATAAAGATGTGGTCGATTCTCTGTGGGGTGAGATTGAAGCCAGACAGGACAGCGGAATGGCTGGAATACCTTTTAAATTTGATACCTTAAATACATATGCAACAATTGAACGTGGCGAGCTATTCATCTTTGCGGCGGAAGCAAAACAAGGCAAAAGTATGATGCTTTTGAACTGTGCGGTTGATTTATTAAAACGAGATGTAGCAGTCCTCTACATTGATAGCGAATTAAATTCACGTATGTTTACTTGTCGATTGATAGCTCATTTGACAGGGATCGAATTTAATCGGTTAAAAGCGGGAAGATATACCCAAGAAGAAAAGGTGAGGATTGAACAGGCAATTGGTTGGTTAAAAACAAAAAAATTCACCCATTTATATATGCCAATGTTTGATGCTCAAAGCATATATACCGCAGTAAAAAAGGTAAAACATACACAGGGTTTAGATGTTTTAATCGTTGATTACTTTAAAGGCAAAGGCGAAGGAGATGCATTCGACTCTTACCAAGAATTGGGAAGGTTTGTCGATATGGTAAAAAATCAGATTTGCGGTGATATGAATATTGCTGGTATAGGAGCAGCACAGGCAACTGCTTCAGGGAAGGTTGCAGACAGTGCAAAGATTGGACGAAATGCTTCAACTATAGCACTTATACAAGATAAAACACCTGAAGAAGTTGAGGCAGACGGAGTTGAATGTGGTAATAAAAAACTTCGTATATGCCTTAATAGAAATGGTGCTCAGATGTCACCAGATGAATACATAGATTTATTTTTTAACGGTAATGTAATAAGTTACGAGGAAGCAAAACAACATATACCAATTACCCCATATTAAACCGGAGGTCTTTTATGGAAGTTGATGATATTTTAGAACAGGTTGATATTTTAGAATATATATCGCAATACTGTGATTTTGAAGAAAAAAATGGAGAGTGGTGGGCACTATCTCCATTCAAAGACGAAAAGACCCCATCGTTTTCCGTGAATACGGACAAGCAGAAATTTTATGATTTTAGTTCGGGTGCGGGCGGCAACCTGATATCTTTTATTCAAAGGTATAACGACTGTGGTTTTATAGAGGCATTAAATATTTTAAAGAAATATGCCAATATCACAGAGAGTTCTGGGCAGGTTGTCGGTCGGCTTGAAAGCACAAAAATTGCAAAGAGGTTTAAAAAGAAATCACCTGCCGAAAAAGAATCAAAAAGTGTGATACTACCAACTAACTATATGGAGAGATATGAGTTTAATACTGATAAACTACAGGAATGGGTCAATGAAGGTATTAGCTTGGAAACGATGAGGAAGTTCGGTGTTCATTATGACTCTTTTTCAAACAGAATAGTTTTTCCTATCAAAAATTATTCAGGGGATATCATCAATGTATGTGGACGTACTTTAGACAAAGATTTCAAAGAAAAAGAAATAAGAAAGTACACATATTTCAAACCGCTTGGTTATCTGGATACCTTATATGGGTTTTCAGATAATGTGCAAGCCATACTGGAAAAGAAAGAGATAATAATTTTTGAAGGCTGTAAGTCAGTTATGCTTGCAGACGAATGGGGAATTAAGAATTCATGTGCAATTTTAACATCTCACTTAAACCCACAACAGCTTATCTTTTTAATAAAGCTTGGCATTAGAGTGGTTTTTGCTTTGGATGAAGATGTGAATATAAGAGATGATGATAATATACAGAGATTGAAAAGATATGTAAGAATTGAATGGGTAAAGAATTTTGACAATCTCCTATCGCCTAAAATGGCTCCAGTTGATGCAGGTTTTGAGGTTTGGAAGAAATTATACGAGAGGAGGAGGTCAATAAATTGAGTAATTACGTTATTTATCATTTACATAGTGATTTGTCTAATGGTGTAACAAACATAGATTCAGTTACAAAGTTTAAGGAATATATTGAGGCTGCAAAAGAATGTGGAATGAAAGCATTAGCTTTTTCAGAACACGGCTCGGTATTTGAATGGTATCATAAAAAGCAAGCAATAGAAGCGGCTGGTATGAAATACATTCACGCAGCAGAAGTTTATTTAACTGAAACACTTGATGAAAAAATAAGAGACAATTACCACTGCGTTTTAATTGCACGAAATTACGAAGGGTTTAAGGAGCTTAATAAGCTTGTATCCAACTCTTTTAACAGAAAAGACAATCATTTTTATTATGTTCCTCGAATTTCTTTTGAGGAGCTTTTTAATACAAGCAATAATATTATTTTCACTACTGCCTGTATTGGCGGAGTTTTACATAAAGCTGAGGAAAAAACCAAGACGAGGTTTTTGAATTTTATGTCCAAAAACAAAGAGAGATGTTTCTTTGAAGTTGGACATCACATTGATGAAAAACAAGTTAAATATAATCAATATCTTAAAGGTTTATCGGAAGAATATGGTATTCCACTCATTGCCGGTACTGACACTCACGTATTGAACGAGGTACACGAAAAGGGAAGGAGTATCTTGCAACGCTCAAAAAACATTTATTTTGAAGGTGAAGATAAGTGGGATTTAAAGTTCCACAGCTTTCAAGAAATAGTTGAAGCATATAAAATTCAGAATTCACTACCCAAAGAGGATTATATGCAAGCGATAGACAACACAAATCGTCTTGCTGATATGGTTGAAGAGTTTACACTTGATACCAACACAAAATATCCGCATATATACGACAATCCAAAGGAAACTTTTAGACAAAAAGTTATGGAAGCAAAAGAAAAAAATCCATATATTAAAGAACGTTATTCGGAAGAACGTATCAACAAAGTAATTGAAGAAGAGTTTGAGGTTTATGAAAAAACCCAATCAATCGACTTTATGTTATTACAAACGTATCTTCGTGAATGGGAAGCGGCAAATGGTATTCAATGCGGATATGGTAGAGGTTCTGTCTCAGGCAGTATGATAGCTTACATTTTAGGTATTACAAAGATGGATAGTTTGAAATTCGACCTTAACTTTTTCCGTTTTATGAACCCCTCTCGTGTCACCAATGCTGATATTGATACGGACTATTCTGGTAAAGACAGAGACACAGTAAAACAGTTTTTATTAAGAGATAAAATGAACCTACCAGAGATTAGGTCGGCAGAAATTATTACATTTAATACTATAGCGATGAAAGGTGCCATTAAGGATGTTTGCAGAGCTTTAAATGTATCACTCAATGAAGCACAACAACTTAGTAATGCAGTTTTCTTAAATGATAAAAAGAAGTGGGAAATTGATGAAAAATGGCGTAAGGAATACCCAGAGGTTTTCACTTATGTGGACATCGTTGATGGAACAATTGTATCTATAGGAACTCATCCAAGCGGTGTATTAATTAGTGATTTGCCAATAGATGAAACAGTTGGTCTTTGCAGTATTTCAACATCTGACTATCCTGTATCAATGATAAATATGAAAGAGCTTGACGACCTGATGTATGTTAAGCTGGATATTCTGGGGTTAGATAATATAGGCGTTATCAATGAGACCTGTAAAATTCTTGGTATTGATAGACTCGATCCTGATAATGTTGATTTGGATGACGAAGCAGTGTGGAAGAGCATTCGTGACGATACGACGCTGATTTTCCAATGGGAGTCAAACTCAGCGCAAGCATACTTAAAAAAGTTTATGTCGGACTCCACTATAGCAAAAGCTAAAGAGGTCAATAAAGATTTCTCGTATATTAAGTGGCTATCTTTTGGTAACGGATTAATTCGCCCCGGATGTGCAAGTTTCCGTGATGATATTGCCAATGGTAATGTGAATGTTACAGGTTTTAAAGAGTTAGACGATGCGTTGGCTATGACCTTTGGACGCATTACAATGCAGGAAGATATTATGCGTTTCTGTAAAAATTTCTGTGGTTACTCAGATGCCGAAAGTGATACGGTAAGACGAGGAATTGCCAAGAAAAAAGGCACAGAGCAATTCATCGGAGAAATTCACGATAGATTTCTTGATTTTTCAAATGTTACATTTAACGTACTAACAGAGAAGCTTGAAGAAATTTTCCCACCAATTAAACAGGGCATTTTGGATGCGAGTGATTATGCATTTTCTTGGAATCATAGTGATGCCTACAGTCTAATTGGTTATATTTGTGGATATTTGCGTTACTATCATCCTATTGAGTTTATTACTGCCGCTTTAAACATTTTTAAAGATAACGCAGAGAAAACGGCGGCAATAGTTAAGTATGCAAAAAAGGTTGGGGTAAAAATAACATCTCCCAAATTTGGATATTCAAAAGGAGATTATTTCTTTGACAAGGAACAAAACATAATTGCAAAAGGTTTAACATCTGTTAAATTTATGAGCGAATCCATTGCAGATGAAATTTATAAACTGTCAAAGAGCAAAAAATATACATATTTTATTGATTTATTAAGCGATATTTATAGCAAAACATCAGCAAATTCCAGACAAATTGATATCTTGATTAAGATTGATTATTTTACGGAGTTTGGAAATCAAAGAGAGCTTTTAAGAATATGCGATATATTTGAAATGTTTAAAAAAGGTTCTGCAAAACAGATTAAAAAAGAAAGTATTGCAGATACACCAATTGATAGCATTGTAAAAAAATATGCAAATGACAAAACAAAGAGTGGAGCTGAATCAAAAAGTTATATTCTTTTGGATGTTGTTGCAATAATGCGAGAATGTGAGCAAATGCTGAAAGATACAAATATGCCAGATTTAAGCGATATATTAAAGGTCAAAAATTTTTCGGATATTATGGGTTATACAGGATATGTGTCCGGCAAAGATAATGACCGCAGAAAACTTTTTGTAAAAGAGGTTTATCCTCTAAAAAGAAAAAGAGATGGCGTTCAATTTGGTTATAGCATTATAACACAGTCAATAGGCAGTGGAGTAGAAAGCCGTTTTACAGTATTTAACAAAATATATAATAACGATCCTATTAAAAAAGACGATATTATATTGTGTACAAATTATGATAAAGACGGCTCATACTTTACTCTAACAGCCTATTCACACATTTATGAATAGGAGTGATATTAGTGCTGAACTTAAATCTTGAAACTGCCAAATTTATTAAAAATGCGGATAATACATATACCGTTTATCAGCCAATCGGCAAGGATAGCGTATTGAAGTTGCCAAGAGTGGTTATTGACATCAAAGCAGAGGCTTTGGTGGATGAATCAGTAGGAGATTTGTGGCAAGTAATTGATCGGGAAAAGCCTTCAAAAATCTCAAAAATATTAAACAAGATAAAAGCTTGTTTGAGAATTCGGAGGTAAAAGTTTTGAAAAAATGCAATATGTGCGGCAAGGATTTTGATTTTTGGGACACTCAAGAAGATTTTTCTCTTGAACGAAATGTTGGATATGGCTCAATCCACGACGGAAGCAAAGTTTCCCTAAATCTTTGTTGCGATTGTTTTGATAAAACAATGGATATGATTTTGCCAATGTGTAAAATCAATCCAATTACAGAGGTAGAATAAATGAGAGAAGATTTCTTTGACAAACTTGTTGATACTGGCAAAATATATTGGACACGAAATACTGATACAAGATGGGAAGACATACTAACCCCATTTATGAATAAGTACGAGCCTTTTGATTTCAAGGATACATTAACTTATGTGAGTAGTAATTGGTCTGAAAATTGTTTTGTTAAGGCAATAGTTGATGTTGAGCCAGAAGAAGTCGATATTGATGAATTTGAAAGAGTATTAAGCAGAGGTTAATTATGAATAAGCAAGATGAAAAAATGCTCAAGAAAACTTTTGAAGAAGGTTTTCAAAAAAGCTTTAACGATGGAATGTTGCAAGCTGGAAGAGCAATATGCAAAGTAATTCACGATAAAGCAACAAACACAAAGAAATCTCCTGAAGAAAGAATTGCTGATATTGTTAAATTCTGCGAAGTATCTTTGGGAAATAAAAAGCAAAAGGGATGATGCTTTTGCACAACGATAATACGATAGAACTATTCGATAACTATGGCATTATTTATGTCCAAAATACACCGTTTTACTTTGATTTAGACGACCTTGATATTGTAGAGAGCAGAGTGTGGTATAAGGACAAAGATGGTTATTTAACACATAACTATTTTTATGCCGGAAAGCTATGTTTTGCAAGGTTTCATAGGATTGTTATAAATGCAAAACCAAATGAGTTTGTTGACCACATCAACAAGAATAGAGCAGACAATCGAAAATCCAATCTAAGAACCTGTAAGCGTTCTGAAAATATGCGAAATAGAGGTTTGCTCTCTACAAACAAATCGGGTATTACGGGAGTTCATTATGATAAACAAAGAAATAAATGGACGGCAAGTATTACATATAACTGTAAAAAATTATTTATCGGAAGGTTTGAATTAAAGGAAGATGCTATACGGGCAAGGTTATTTAAAGAGATTGAGCTTTTTAAGGATTTTGCACCGCAAAAAGCATTGCTGGAGGTTTACGGTGAAATTTGAAAATACAGAAGTGTGGGGATTTGAACACGCACTTAGAGGTATGAGAAATCCAAAAAATAGTTGGGATAAGAGCGACAGCGGATGGACAAAAGATATTGCAAATGAAAACCACGAGCCAGCTATTATGTGTGGAGAATACGGATTTTTCATTGGTGAAAATGATTTAAGGCTTGCACAAACACTTATCCGTGCAGGTAGCGAACATAGAAAATTTATGAGGCAGATATTTGTTTCTGTTGATATTACAGCTCCACTATATTGGTGGAAAGAATTTGATACATATAAGGTTGGTACAGTTGCCAATTCAACAAGCACGATGCACAAAATCACAAGCAATCCTATAACAATTGATTGTTTTGAAATTGATGACTATCAGCCAGAATTTTCTCTTAATAATGACGGTGTTCATAAATTAATTGATGGATTAGAAGAGTTGAGAAAATATTATTTGACTTATGTTGAAAAATCAAAACTTGAACACTTATCAGAAGCAGAGAGAAAGCATTGTAAGGCACAGGCAAAGTATTACTGGAAAGAGTTAATTCGATGGTTGCCAGAAAGTTGGTTGCAGACCAGAACAGTAACAATGAATTATGAAAATTTACTTGCTATGTGTAGTAAAGGTCAAAGACGTTTTCATAAACTTAACGAGTGGTCGGGCATAGATGATGTTAATTTGTCAAATTTTATTTCTTGGGCTCGCACATTGCCTTATTCACAAGAGTTTATCTTCATAGATGAGGTTGGTGAGAGCGCATGAGAAAAGAACAAGATTGGACAGGCAACAAGAAAACTACGTTTGCTACATTAGGAGCGAGCAATCATACAGACCACGAAAGAGCAGAGCACGACTATTATGCAACTGAGCCATTAGCGGCTGATTTAATATGTAGTGTAGAAAAGTTTGAAGGTGGTATTTGGGAAAATTGTTGCGGTGAAGGACATTTATCCAAAAGGTTTAAGGAGCTTGGATACGATGTTGTTGACACAGATTTGATTGATAGAGGTTACGGTGTCGGTGGAGTTGATTTCTTTGAATGCGATAAAGCTCTCGCACCAAACATCGTTACAAATCCGCCATATAAATATGCGAAAGAATGGGTTGAACATTCTTTGAAGTTATTGGACGATGGTAATAAATTAGCTTTATTTCTTCCTATTCAGTTTTTAGAAAGTGATTCAAGAAGAGAGCTTTTTATTGCTACACCACCTGAGACGGTATATGTTTGTGTTAATCGAGTTCTTTGCGGTATGAATGGTGATTTTACAGCAAAAGACAAAGAGGGTAACACAATTTACAATAGAGATGGTAGTCCAAAGAGAATGTCATCTGCTAAATGTTACGCTTGGTTTGTATGGACAAAGGGGTATGCAGGCGACACAACAATTAAGTGGATAAATTAAATACATATAAGGAGAACACAGATGGAAGATTTAAAAAATAAGATTAATGACGGCGGAGAGCGTATTTCATACGGTGAAAACAAAGCCATCAGAGAACCATCAATAGGCAAGGGAAGATATGATTTAATCTCACCTTTTGCTGTTCGTAGATTAGCAGAGTGGTATGAGCTTGGTGCTCAAAAGTATGCAGATCGTAATTGGGAAAAGGGAATACCTTTTTCAAGATGTGTAGACTCAGCTAAAAGACATTTGGATAAGTATGTAATGGGTATGACAGACGAAGACCATCTTGCAGCAGCGGCTTGGAATATTTTCGCAATTATGCACTATCAAGAGCTTGGTATGTGGGAGCTGGATGATATGCCTCATTACATCAAAGGTGAAGAAAATGAATAAGAAAAAGCTTACCATTCTGATTGATATGGATGATACAATTGAAAATTTATTAGAATGTTGGGTTAACGAATTAAACAAGGCTTATGGAACGGATGTTAAATATGATGAGGTTTTTGTTTGGGATATGACTAAAGTATTTCCATCTTTAACAAAAACAGAGATATACGCTCCATTACATAATCCTAATTTTTGGAGTAAGGTGCAACCTCTTCCGGGAAGCGTTGAGTACATAAAAAGGCTCATTGATGATGGACACAATATTTATATTGTTACAACATCACATTATACAGATATAAAGAGTAAAATTGAAAATGTTTTAGAAAAACACTTCCCGTTTATTTCTTGGAAGAATGTAATCATTACTTCAAACAAGCAATTAGTAAACGGTGATATTTTGATTGATGATGGAGTGCATAACCTTGAGGGTGGAAAATATATAAAAATTCTTATGGATGCACCTCATAATCGTAGTTATGATGCAGAAAAGAACGGAATGTTGCGTGTTTACAATTGGGAAGAAATTTATAATGTGGTGAAATCGCAATTTTGTTGAAAGGAGAATGTTAATAAAATGAACATTTTATATACTACACATTGTCCGAAATGCAATGTTTTAAAAGAGAAGTTAGACGCTGCCAATATTGACTATTGCGAAGTGGATGACGTTGAGAAGATTGCAGCACAAGGAATTGATGCTGTGCCTGTTCTACAGGTCAATGACATTAAGATGAGTTTTTCAACAGCAGTAGAATGGCTAAAGAACAGGAGTGTACGATAAATGAATATACCGTTAAAAATGAACAAAGATTTTGAAAAGGCTATGCTTGTGATGAATGAAAAGTATGGAGAGGATTTTGAAATTCTTAATGGCATACACGAATCACAATTAAACTTTTCAGATTTTATTGACAGTTTTGTAGATAAAAACGTAGCAGATGTAACCATAGATGCAAATGCAAATGCTTCAAGCAAGGACATTAGAAGCCTGTTAAGCGAAAAAGGTAAATCTCACGATAAGTTATTTGCATTTAATAAGATATTTTATGAACTCAAAAAGAAATACAATTTACGTATTGCGAAAGAGTGGTTGGAAACAGAGTACAATGGAGGTTTTTACTTACACGATGCTCCGTCAACAACGTATCTCCCATATTGCTACGCATACGACTTAACAAGACTCGCAACAGATGGTCTTTTCTTTTTGCCTAATTATAATAATCAGCCACCGAAACACCTTACAACATTCGTAGATGATGTAATTGAATATATCAGTTATATGAGTAACAGAAGCTCCGGTGCAGTTGGCATTCCAAATATTTTAATTTGGACATATTACTTCTGGAAAAAAGACTGTGAAACAGGATATGTTATTAAATCTCCAGAGTATTACATAAGACAAACATTCCAAAAGTTGATATACAGACTTAATCAGCCATTTATGAGAATTGACCAGACGGCTTTTGTTAATGTTTCGATATTTGACAGAAATTACATTGAGTCATTGTTCGGTGGGGTTAAATATCCAGATGGAACATATGTCATTGATGAAATTGAAGCTTTAATTGAACATCAAAAGATATTTATGGAAGTTGTGTCAGAAATAAGAAGTGAAAATATGTTTACGTTCCCCGTATTAACATATTCGCTCTTATATCAGAACGGCAAATTTGTTGATGAACCTTTTGCTCGCTGGTGTTCAGATCATAACACGACTTGGAATGACAGCAATTTCTTTGTAAGCGGAGATGTCGGAACTTTATCCAATTGTTGTAGGTTATTATCAGATACAACTAAGCTGAATGCATTTATTAATTCAATTGGCGGAACAGCTTTATCTATTGGCTCTGTAAAGGTTAATACAATCAACCTTATGCGTATTGCTCTTGAGACAGAGTGTGATGAGAAAAAGTACTTGGCTTTGCTTAGAAAGCGTGCTTCATTGTGCTGTAAAACACTTGATGTTGTAAGACATATTATCAAGCGCAATGTTGAAAAAGGTTTATTACCTAATTATCAAGACGGTGCGATTGAAATGGATAAGCAGTATTGTACAATGGGCATTCTCGGCTTGTATGAAGTAATTGAGGCTTTTGGTTTTACAACAACAGACGAGTTTGGCAATACATACTACACTGATGACGGCATTGAATTTGCAAGCAAGATTTTTGAAGTGCTTAACGATGTTAAAGATACATTTACCGAAGAGTATTCGTTTAACATTGAAAGCGTACCCGCTGAAAGAGCTGCCGTAATTCTGTGCCAAAAAGATAATTTATTATACGATTTGAATGACAAGTTCATTTATTCAAATCAATGGATACCGTTATCGACAAAATGTACAATTCAGGAAAAACTTAAACTATCCTCTATTCTTGATGAGAAATGCTCTGGCGGTAGTATTGCTCATATCAACCTCGAAGCTAATTTCCCGAATACAGATATGGCTTGGGAAATGTTAAATAAGATTGCACAATCTGGAGTTATATACTTTGCATTTAATACGAGAATAAATGAGTGTATCAACCACCACGGATTTGTTGGAACTGATATTTGCCCTACTTGTGGCGAAAAGGTTTATGACACATATCAGAGAATTGTAGGTTATTTAGTTCCCACCAGAAGCTATTCAAAGGATAGATTAAGAGAATTTACAACAAGACAATGGTATGAGTATGCGGAGATGTTAAAGGAATGATACGAGAACCGAACACTGAATATGTTCTGTCGTTATCATATGGAAAGGATAGTCTGGCTTGTTTAGGAGCTATACAAAAGCTGGGCTATCCGTTAGACCGCATTATACACGCAGAGGTATGGGCAACTGACACTATACCTGCTGATTTGCCGCCTATGATAGAGTTTAAAAAGAAAGCGGATGAAATAATTAAGCGTACATACGGGCTCGAAGTGGAGCATATTTGCGCAACTTCGAGAGAGAGAGAGAGAGAGAGTTACCTACGAAAAACAGTTCTACTCGAAATACAAGCATAGAAAAAACACCTCTCCCGGAACAAGCGATATGTATGGATTCCCAAGAACAATCGGAGCTTGGTGTAACGACAGGCTTAAAGTCAGAGCATTATCAAAAAGTAACATACGAAAAATTATTCTATCAAATCCCTCAAAGAAAAGAGAGCAAATTGCAGGGAACATACAACGGCTTTCCGATGATGAAGGGAAGTTGGTGTACCAGCAGACTGAAGACAAGGTGTTTTCAAAGAGCTCCATTGCACAAGGAGCTGACATAAATATTGTGCAATACTTAGGAATTGCGGCAGACGAACCTATTAGAATTGCAAGACACGCAGAAAAAGAAGGTATTGTTTTGCCACTCGTAGATATTGGTTGGGATGAAGCCTATTGCAGACAATGGTGTGAAGAAAATGATTTATTATCACCAATATACACTACTGCTACAAGAGGCGGATGTTGGTTCTGCCACAATCAGGGCGTTGATCAACTAAGATTGTTGAGAAAGAACTACCCAGAATTGTGGGAGTTGCTTTTAAAATGGGATAATGATAGCCCTGTAACATTTAAGTCTGATGGGCATACTGTTCACGATTTTGATAAGCGTTTTAACGCTGAGGATATGGGGTTAATAGATATGAACAAAAGATTTAGGTGGAACGATGTTCTTAAATAAAGGAGTGCAGGTAGATGATTGTAAAAACGATTGTTGACGAGGATTTTGTCAATTATAAAAAGCCATCAATGTTTATTGCCTTTCCAACTTGCACTTGGAAGTGTGAAAAGGAGTGTGGAGAGCGAGTGTGTCAGAATAGCACGCTCGCAACAGCTCCTAATATAGAAATTGATGCAGAAAGTATAATCAAAAGATATATTGATAACCCATTAACAAGTGCAATTGTTATTGGCGGGTTAGAGCCTTTTGATAGCCTTCCAGATTTATATGATTTGATTGTAAAATTCAGAAAGCAGTGTAATGACGATATAGTAATATACACGGGTTATACAGAAGATGAACTACATCAAAACACTAAATATGATTTTATTTTTAATCTTGAAAATGATATGCAAATGGTAATTCCAAAATGTGATATGTACGAGCATATTCTTCTTAATTTCAAAAACATTGTTATAAAGTTTGGGAGATTTGTTCCAAACCAAACGCCACATTATGACGGTGTTTTGGGGGTTAACTTAGCATCAGATAATCAATACGCAAAGAGGTTTTAGCCAGATGAATACATTGAGAATTGAAGCATTGCTTGCTGATAAATATGGCTATCTACCCCTTCCACCAGATTTATCAGAGAAATATAGGCAGTTTTTTAAAGATAACACACCAGAGTTCTTGAGATTTGAGGGGGATAGCAAAGGACTTTATACTAAATCCGGCTCTTTAATATGTAATCAATATGACAGAATAGTTGTCGGTGATTATGGAGCTTTTATAGAATTCTCCGAAGAAAATATTGGAAATGAATTTATTATTCAGCCGGGGCAAGAGTATCGTGTTAATGATAAAAAATACAGTAAAAATGTTAAATATATATGGCTAACAATTGATGATAATAGCCAAGTAAAGATATATAAGCAAAAACGAAAAGTAAGATATGCGGATTATTTACCTAAAAAATATTACGTAAGTGTTCATGAGGTATTAATAAATGAAAATAATTAAACATCCTAACACATTGGCGAGTTGTCCAAGGTGTGAATGTATCTTTAAGTTTGATGCATCTGATATATATACTGCAACAGGCGGTAGCAGAAGAGGAGTTCCTATACGTCCTCACACAGCAGTAAAATGCCCTTGTTGCGGAAAAAGCATTGAAGTGTGGGGAGAGAGTAAATCTTTGAAAAAAGAAGAGACAAACCCTTATCCAAAATATAGTTACAATTCAGGATTGGCTGATTTCAGTGGAAAACCTGTTTGGGGTACTGATATTAGATGGTCGTTATGGGAAATAAAACACGGAAGGATACCAAAAGAATAAGGTGTCTGCAATTTTCAATAAAGAACGGAGAATGGGTATGAGATGTAACAATGTTAGGGTAAAAATGTCTTTTTCTGTTCCGATAAACAAACCAGATAACAACGGTGTGATTTATACTGAAGAGGCTTTGAAGAATGCGTATGATAATTGCGAAAAAGTACCGATAATTATGTATGCAGAAGATGGCAAAGAGGTTTGTGTTGGAGTAGTTGAAAAAGCAATATATAATGATGGAATGGTCGAAGTTGATGGTGTTTGTTGGTATGGTGGTACTTCTGAAACAGTTGAACTTGATGATATAAAAAGAGTGTCACAAATGCAAATAACATCTTTTGGGATAACACGTTAGGCGGTGATGCGGTGAGCAAGAAGAAATATAAGGTTGTTACTCTATGCGGTAGCACTAAATTTAAAAATGAATTCATAGAAACACAGAAAAGACTATCATTAGAAGGTAATATCGTCATATCGGTTGGTTTATTCGGTCACTCTGGTGATGATGAGGTTTGGTTGGAAGATACAAAGAAAATGCTTGATGATATGCATAAGCAGAAAATAGATATGGCTGATGAGATATTTGTGATAGACGTCAATGGTTATATTGGAGATAGTACCAGAACGGAAATCGAATACGCTAAATCTAAAGGCAAACCAATTCGTTTCTATAGTGATGATTCTGCATATTACGATGAAGTAGGTGGATTTCACGATGGAGCAGTCGGATGGAATCCAAACGGAATGTGGTGTGGTGAATGCACGATAGCCAGTTGTAAGGATTGTGACGGCAGGCATCTTGTTGAACCACCGCCTCCGCCCCAAGCACCGCCTTTAAGAGTATTACGGGAAGGATTTAGACAATGAGAATTACAACAAATTCAAACAAAGAACTCGTTAATCAAATACGAGAAAAACTAAAAGATAATGACGGTTATTGTCCTTGTAGAGTTCAAAAGAATGAAGATACCAAGTGTATGTGTAAAGAATTTAAAGAACAAATGGGGCGTGGGGAGCTGGGCGAATGCCACTGCGGTCTATACGTTATTGTTGAAGCGTAGGTGATATTCATTGGATGTATATATAGAAATTGAAAGAAATGCATCAAAGGGAGAGTTTGAAGTGATAATCCGGTATGGCGGTGTAATGGAAAAATTTCCAATTCAAGATGCGTTTCAATTATCAGAAATACTGCGGACTATATATAACGAAGAAATAAACATATACGTTGATTGTTATGGATATGGCTCGGCTGTGAGAGATGTGCTTACACGAAACAATATAGATTTTACGCCTATGCAGGTCAAGCGGTATTCAGATTATAGTATGCGTGGACAAAGAGCGAAATTACAATTATATGAAGATAAATGTTGTGAGGAAATTTCAGAAGAAGAATTTTTCAAAATAATTTGTAAGTAAAAGAAAGGTAATAACTATGGGATTAAATTTATTTAAGAAAAAGAAGAAGAAAAACGATTGTAGTATAACGATTACAGCAATTCCAATTGGAAATATTGATGATTTTCATCCGCTACAACTTTTAGGATATGATCCTTTTACTCCGCTAACGAGAAAAATTAACGCTCCAGAAATTAAAGACGTTATCTTTAATGAGCCTGCAACAATTGTTTTCTGGGCTGATGGAAGTAAAACAATTGTGAAGTGTCAGGAAGGCGATACATATTCAAAAGAGGTTGGACTTGCTATGGCAATCGTTAAAAAGATTTATGGAAATAACGGCAAATACAACGAATTGTTTGCAAAATGGCTAAAGGAAGACTGATATGAAGTTTGAAGTCATAAATGATAGAGGCAGAACGGTTATGAGTTGCACCACTGCCTCTTGCATACCCGATGATGAACAACTTGCATCTATGTCAAAGGCTGGATACAAATTTAAAATTGACGGTAAGGCAGTAAGCGTTAAAAAACTCAAAGAAATCAAGAGATAAGGAGAGGCATTTATGTTGTATTTAAGTGAAGCATCAATCGAATTTGCAGTAAAAGAATGTAGAAGACGTAATGGATACACCGTTATTGTTGTAGTTAATAGTCATACTATGTTAGAAAATACATTCAATAATCTCAGATGTATGCTGGATAAATACAATGATGTAAGGTTTCGTAAAAATATGAACAGTGGATGTATAGATTTTAAAAACGGAAGTTATGTTCGTGTTGTACCGGCTACAGAAAATGCACGTGGATACAAATCTCACTTACTAATAATGGATGAATGTGTTGATTATGAGCTTGCTCAACGTGCTTTTTATCACATTGAATGTCGAGAGCAAGCAGATGCACAGCGTAATCATTACCTAATTAGGGAAATGACAAATAAATATTTCTCAGGATATGAACCATCTGTGTATAACTTCAAAACATACACAATGGGTGATTGGGAAAAAGAAATCGAAGATGTCTCTGAGGAAGAATTTTTAAAAGTTTTAGGAGTATAGTAAATTTGAACAGTCAAGCAATATTATATTCAAAGGGTAACAACGATGAATGTATGACGCCTGATTACGGAGTAAAACCAATCATTAAATATTTGGCAAAAGATAAAATTATATGGTGCCCATTTGATAAAGAGGGTAGCGAATTTGTTAAAATCTTAACTTCAGAAGGTTTTAAGGTTGTTTACTCTCATATTGATAATGGACAAGATTTTTATACATATGAACCTGAAAATAGTAAGCAATCCGCCTTTTACAAATAAGAGGAAAATATTTGAAAGAGCATTGAGCTTTAATAAACCATTTGCATTATTAATGTCAAACACTTGGTTAAATGACTCAGCACCTAAACAATTATTTGCAAATAAGCAGTTGCAATTATTGATGTTTGAAGAGCGTATGAAATTTATAAACAACGGCGTTATACAAAATAAAATCACTTTTAGCAGTAGTTATTATTGTTATAATTTGCTGCCAAGAGATATTATAATGGAAAAATTACATAAGAATTAAAGGAGATTATTAATGAATACAATTCAGATTAAATATCACAATAACAATATCGACAAGATAGAAAAAATCTCAAAAGGCGACTGGATTGATTTACGTGCAGCAGAAACGGTAGAGCTGAAAGCTGGCGAATTTAAGATTGTCTCTCTTGGTGTTTCAATGAAATTACCAGATGGATATGAGGCACACATCGTACCACGTAGTTCAACATTTAAAAAGTGGGGCATTTTACAGACAAATCATATGGGTGTTATCGACAACTCATATAGCGGAGATAATGACATCTGGGGAATGCCTGTGTTAGCAATGAAAGATACCGTCATCACAGAAAACGATAGAATTTGTCAATTCAGAATTGTAGAAAAAATGATGGATGTTCAGTTTGAAGAAGTTGAAAAGTTAACTGGACAGGATAGAGGAGGCTTTGGTTCAACAGGAACGAACTAAGGCTTCAAGGAGGTAATCATATGAAAAAGTTTTATATGGTTGACGATGTTGTAAGTATGTTAAATGTTTCTACGGCAACTGCTTACAGAATTATACATAACTTAAATGAAGAATTAAAACAGCAGGGATATATAACCATTGCAGGCAGAGTTCCGACAAAGTTTTTTGACCAAAGATTTTACTCTGAAAGTCAAGAAGCGAATGGTAGAATTCCCGTTTGATATACCGAGGGGTGGAGTAAAATCCATCCCTTATTTTTTTTGCCCAAATTGCCGTACTAAAAACGTACTATTTATTTTTAAAGTCAAAATTTTTTATGATAATATACGCAAAAATTGCGAATAATGATAGGAAAATACACGCAAAGAGACCTCTGATTAAACAGGGGCGTTAGAGTGGGAGTAAAGTATAAACCCCGAAGAAACCGCATAATATCGGGCTTTTCGGGGCTTTCAAAATCTTGTGAGTACTAAAAGCGTACTAATATACGAGTATCGCATAAGTCGGAATTATACGACTTTACTCAATCTGTCAGCAACTTCTTGCTGTTTGTTTGGATACAAGTGCGAATAAGTTTGAAGTGTTGTTTCAATATTCTCGTGCCCAAGTCTTTCTGATACAAGTATTGGCTGGAACCCAAGCTCTATCAGTAGGGATGCGTGAGAATGCCGCAGGTCGTGAACACGAATACGCTTTACACCTGATAAATTACAACCTCGAATCATTTCGTGTGATAAATAACTTTTTGTGCAGGTAAACAATCTGTCGGATGGGTCATATCCGTAGAGTTTATCTGCATATTTTTTTACCAAATCCATTATTTGCTCAGGCAAAGTTACAACCCTTTTACTCTTAGGTGTTTTAGGTGTCTGTATCAAATCCTGACCGTTAAACCGCACAAAGCTCTTGTTAATACTAACCGTATTTCTATCAAAATCAAAATCGTTAAGCGTCAAAGCAAGCAATTCTCCTTCTCTCATTCCGCTGTAAAAGAATAAAGGGAAGATAACCTCTGACATAGGCTTGTCTTTTATTACTTCGTAAAACTCTTTAAACTCGTCTATTGTCCAGAACAATAATTCCTCTGCATACTTCTTACCCATACTTCCACATCTGTGCATAGGGTTAGAAGCGATATATTCGTTGTTTACAGCGAAGTTTAGGATAGCCGACATCTGATTATTAATCGTCTTCAAATACGTCTGAGAATAGCCGTTTTTGTGCGTAATAAGCTTATCCTGCCACGTGCGTAATGTACTTGCCTTAATATCCTTTAATTTCATATTTTTGAAATATGGCAACACTTTATCTCGAATCATATAACACTTGTTTTCATAAGTGGTAGGTTTCAGACGAGCTTTACAATGCTCCATATACTTCACACAGAAGTTTTCAAAGGTTATATCCGAATCAACACTACAACTATTAAGGAAATTTCGCTCCCATTCTTGAGATTCTCGTTTGGTCGCAAAACCTTCCTTTTTCTTTTGCTTTCGAGCACCCGTCCAATCAGTATAATAGAACTTGCAGTACCACGTTCCTCTCTGGGTGTTCTTAAATGTTGGCAATTGAGTACAGTTCCTCCTTTCTGATGGCGCAAAAAAATCCGACACAACTACATAGCACCATCGTGATATATAAATTGCGTCGGATAAAACCTCGACTTTGCGTTCACAGAGGAACGGAATAATAAAATATTATATCATAATTATTCCCTAAAGTCAATATGAAACGGGAATTTTATAAACATTTAGCGGTAAAAAGTTGGGAGCCAACAATGAAAATTGTAGCTCCCTATTATGTTTTAGGACGGTAGTTACGTCCGCTCGATACGGGTTTTAAGTCTCCGTTCCGACAATTAGTGTCCAACATCTATGATTGTTAATTTATTCATAGCAGGCTGAACGATGCTGTGCATATATCCATCTCCGTCCACATCCTCATAATCTTTAAACAAACGCCAGAAGGCATCTGACTCCATTTTTGTCCAAGATAGGGAAGGGTTGGAGTTGGGATTTGTATAATGCCTGTAATGTTCAAGCAATTTATCTTCAAGCCTATTTCTTTCTTTTGTTTTAGCACTTTCCTCAGACTTTGACATTCTTTCGTCAAGTTGCTTCATATGCTGTGCTAAATCCATTTGAAGCTCTCTTAAACCTTGAATTTCGCTTTTTAATTCGTGTTGTATCTCAACACTTTGTTGACGATATTCAGGATATTTTCTTACTGCACTAAGAGCTTCGTTTAACTGCTCTTCGTGTTTTCTTTCAGATTCGTGTACGTTTATCATATGTTCACGAATCTTTTTGTAAACCATATAAAGAAAAACTCCAGCAAGTATGATTTCTACAACGTGCAGAATGGTGACATCACCAAATAGCTTTAAAAATTCATCCATTCCCTTCATCTATTATCCCTCCTTGTCCGGAGAAACAATAGATGCAACATCTTCATTTGTAGAAAGAAGATTTCTCATTTCTACAAGTGCGTCGTCTACATATTTACTAAACATTTCAAAGGTTAATACTTTTGCTATCCACGGGAATTTTTCAACAAATTTATCGTAAACCGTTGATAGTTTAATTTTTCCTGTGCCACTACCATATTCTTTTTCGGCAAGAGTTACAGCTCCAAGAAGCCAACCCTTAATCTGTTCATACTGTTCGTCTTTAGAAAGCGGAATGAATTCTTTCACCGCAACCACAGTAATTACAACGATAGCGATTAACCAAACAATTTCAGCCCAATATGTAACTAAAAAATTTACTATGTTATTCATAGAGCAATTCTCCTTTATCAAGTCATATTTTTATATAATCTGTGAAGAAAAACAATAACATCCTGTCTTGTACAGTTTGTGTGCAGTTTTAGGTTTCCTTTATCGTCGCCGAATAAAATGCCTTTATCTAACGCACTCTGTACTGCATCAATTGCCCATTCATCAGGGGAATTGTCTACACCGTTATCAACAACTTCTTCAACTGGTGGTGTAGGTTCGGGTTTCGGTGTATCAAGATTGACTGTTTCAACATATTCTGCATATAAATAGCCAGTACCAATTTCAGGATATTCTACTCTATACCAACCATTACTTGTCTTTGCCGAAATGATAACTTCATCTCCAGCGGTATGTTGTCCGATAATAGAAGAAGATGTGGTAGGCATTTTTCTCACATTTAATGTAGTTGCAATTACTTTTCCATAAAGATTTACAGCCTGTTCAGCAAAATCCACAGAACCATTTATTGCGTTGTAAACATCTTTTCTGAAACCATCCATCGTATAACCCATATTTAAGCCGTTCCAGAGGTGCTCAGGGTCTCCGTGGTTACTTGCTATACCTCTCTTGTGTCCTTCCCTGTGCGAGACGATTACGCCGTCTCCAAGCGGGTTTAAACCGTATTCCTTGCAGAGATATGCAAATAACTCAACTGCCGCATCATACGTTCTTTTGACACAGGCTTTTGCTTTTGCAGTATCCGAGCAAGTAAAAGAAGAACCCCCTGTATATTTAATACAAGAAGGCTCACACATTTCTATACCGATATGAGTATTGTTTGAAGAACCGCCACCGTGCCATCCTCTGTGATTCCAAGGTAGGCACTGATATACATTACCATTATTAGCATCAATAAACCCGTGAACACAAGCAGTATTATACGTAGGCTTATTCCAATTACGAATGAAAACTTCTGCCGATGGCTGAGGACAGCCAACGCTATGTAACATCAAGCCTTTTACAGTAATTTTTCTGCCCGATTTATAACACGGATTTTGAGTCATAATACTTTGTATTAGATTCATATAATCACCGCCTTATCTTACGAGTTCATCAAGTTATAAAGTCTGTTAATAAAAATCAAAACTTCCTGCCGTGTACAAATGTCGTGTAGTTTATAATTTCCTGTATCATCACCGAATAGGATTTTGTTCTCAACAGCCCAATTAATAGCCTCTTCAGCCCATACATCGGGCGTGTTATCTCTTATTGTGTTAGCCATATCGTTTCCTCCTAACAATCTCGATTATTTTCTTGTTCTTTTGTGGTGTGGTTAAGTCTGCTTCCATATTTACTCACGTTTTCAATTGTTTTTGTGACAAAATAGGGGATAACTACACCTATTACTGCGGTCACAATGGTCTTTGAAAGTGTTTCCGCAATTTCGGTTTTACCAAACCACGCCAATATATATGAGCACCACATCATAGCAATTGAGTTAACCAATATAAAGTTGAGCATTCTTTTGTGGTACTCTTGCTCATTATGTTTTTTAATCTTTTTTATGAGATTAGCAATAAACTTCAAAAGAATTACCTCCCTCAATCATTAAAATGCTGACCAAATAATTCAAAATAATAGTTGTCCATTTTACGAATTAAATGATATGTATTTCCATATGAAGCGTGGGCACGCCAACTACAATACGAATCCTTGATTTTTCTCATAGTCATCGTGCCCTCACTGTAACATTTTGCAAATTTCTTTAATTTGCGTTTAACATTCTCCTTGCTTCTTTTACGAAGCTTGCAGACCACCTTACCCGTATCTGTCAGATAGGTATGAAATCCCAGAAAGTCAATTCCGTTCTTCATCGGAAGAATTTGTGTTTTCTTATTAAGCTCCAAACCATACTCCGTCAAATAGTCGGTAATGACTTTGAGGCAATATTGCAAATATGCTTTGTCTTTGTGTATTAAATAAAAATCATCAACATATCTGCCGTAGCCTTTAATATGTAATTTTTCTTTTATAAGATGATCCATATCATTAAGTAATATTAAGGCGTATAATTGACTGCTTTGATACCCGATAGGGAGTCCAACACCATTATCTATGCTGACAGAATCAATAATGATATTAGATAGCCATTCGATATCTGCATTGTCGAATAATTTATGTATCTTCTCTTTTACCAAATCGTGGTTGATGTGAGCAAAGAATTTTTTAATATCACACTTTAAAATCCACCCGTCAGCATAATGACCTTGCTCAACCGGCACGAAAGGTAAATTATTTTCTCTTCTATATTTTTCAGCAGCGGCTTTGTTTGAAAAGAAATAGTGACGTAAATGCCCCTGTAATCTATCCAAACCAAAATGAATTCCTTTACCAAATTGTGACGCATAATTGTCATATATAAATTTGTTGCAAACCATAGGATATAAAACGTTGTCACAATACGAATGTTGAACTATCTTATCTTTAAAAGGGCAGGACTCTATATTTCTTTCTTTGGGATAATAAACAGTAAATTTGTTTGATTTCCCAGTAGAGTAATGTCTATCTTTTAATTCATCAGATAATTGCACGCATTCAGTAAGCATATTAATTTCAAATTTGTTTGCAGAAGGATTATTAAGCTTGCCGTGCCGAGAATTATAAAATGCTCGTTTTATATTTGAAAATCCATAAATTTCTTCGTACATTTTCTCATACTCCTTAAATTCAGTTTCCATTGTGTATAGCCAGTGTTCAAAGACACAGTGCATCAACGGTTTTGTATTTATCCTATAAAGGACGGGATATGCTTTCCTTTGGTAGTGAAGATGTTGTTTTCAGCCTATTGCTTACTTAGTCTAATCATATCACCGAAGCGGGACGGACACCCAAAATGCCATTATACGCATTGCAATAGTTGTAATCACCGTCACGATTGACGTACCTGACGTTGTAACCATTGTCGGCATTGGGAGAACGGAGCAATATTTCAAAACATACCCCAATGTATATTAAAAATTAGAACGTTTACTGTCTGCATTTTTCCACGACAGTATCATTCTTTTTACATCCATAACCTGTCTAACCCAATACTCGCAGCTCTTGTCATTTATATAATTTTCATCAAGTGAAAGCTCAATGTAGAGCAAAAGAATATCACACATATAAATAGCCTCAGACTGACAGAGTTGTCTTCTGTCAAACTGGGCTTTTATATTTGTGTTCATATAATTTGCTTTCATTAAAAGTTTGTATATTTCAATGACAGTTTTCTGCATTGGGTCAACAAGAGTAAATCGTGCTTTCTTAGGATAGCGTTCAGAATTATTTGTAAGTTTCATTGTGTGCTTTATAAGCCTTTTAGTGAGAACGATTACTTTTAGTTCGTCGTTCTTATTAAAAATTTCCTGAGACCTTTGATTCATTCATAACGCTCCTTAAATATAATATTTTGGTTTCTCTTCGTTGAATAGCCAATATCTTAGGTAGTCGTCCAATATAATTGCAACTGCGGTTAAGAAATACCAAGCAAAAGCAAATGGCAGACAAACTTGTCCTAAGATGTTAAATGGAGTGTTGGAATAATCCCAAATATTGAGATTTAACCATAAATTTAATACGCATCCAAAAACAAATTCAAGTAAGAGTACCAAAAGAGTTCCTATCAAACATTGAAGCCAAAGTGGAGTTTTCCACGGTAAATATTCGTTGATTAATCCAATAAATATAAAAGCCAATCCACCCAGTAGAAACATAGTCCAATGAGTGGGTTGACTTCCAAATATCTTTCTCCATATAATTTCAATGATGATATATAAAGTTCCGCCTATCAGAAAGAGAACGAAATGCTTACTCAGCCATTTCATTTACAACACCTTCTGCACTTAACTTTTGCATAAGCTCCAATAGAACCTCGGAACAGTATTCAGGCGGAATTTCTACACCGTAAACAACATTTCCAACCTCTGCGATACTATCCATAGACATAACCCAGTTTTTTAAGCTGTTGTAATAGGAAGTATGATATGTTTTGAAAACTGTTGCGGTGTCAATTATTTTTAATATATCTTCAACACTGTAATAAGTGCAAAGTTCGTCCGAAGCGTGATAAGGAATAGAAGTTTCTCCAGTTGCCACCAGTGTTGACAAAGTTAGCAAATTAAGTTGGTCTTCAATCTCCAAATCAAAGTGACGAACAGAGCCATCGGTTAATGTAACATTGATACCAGCATATATAGTGTTCTGGCAATCGTTACTGAGCCTTTCCAAATGACGTTCTTTAACTTCAGCTAAAGTAGCATCCTCTTCAATTGGCTCTTCAACTACCTCGTCCTCAGTCCATTCAACATTTTCATCGGAATCGGTTATATCAGCACCCAAATTTAATAGAACTTTAAGCTCTTCGGCTTCATCCTCGGTAATATCAGCCAAAATGACATCTTGATATTCAGCATTAGAAAAAGGCGGTTTGCCTTCAATATGTAGAATTGTTTCTGAATCAGATGAAACAATACCAATTGCTTCTGTAACCTCACAGAGAACTATCAAGCCATTTTTGCTTTGTTTTACCCAAGCAGGATTTTCAAGAACGTCTATAATCTTATCGTTTAAAACGACTTTATAAAAGTTCATACAGTCACCTCTCTTTGAAATAAGGTAAAATACAATTTATCCATAGAGGAAATAGTCTTATATACATTAAGCTTTAGTGTATGACTTTTCCACGATTCATACGATGCGACGATATCAGGGAATGTTACCAACCCAGCATCAAGCTTTTTCTTTAATTTTTTCATTTTTCTACGCATACGAACAACACTTTTCTTCCAAACCCTTTTTACAATATATCCAGAGTCAGTAAGTCTGAATTTAATTTTCAACCACTGAAAATCTCTGGTTAATGGAACAATGTGTGTTTTCTTTAAGTTTAGATTTAATCCGAGCTCATCACATTTTTGTTTTAACTTTTCTAAGCATTCAATCAAATATTGTTTGTCGTGATGAATTAAGTAACCATCATCCATATATCTTCCGTAGCATTTAATTTGCAACTTTTCTTTTACAAAATGGTCTAATCTGTTTGCTGAAGCAAGAGCCAAAACTTGAGATATTTGACTTCCTAATCCAAGCCCTATGTCACCGAACATATCTACGAAATGTTCAATAAGTGCAATAAGTCTTTTGTCGGTGTATTCCTCGGCAAGTATTTCTTTGATTAAAGTATGTGGAATACTATCAAAGAAACTTGAAAAATCAAATAGTAAAACATATCCTGTACTTCCGTAATTTCGATAGTGCCAATGTATATGTCGTATGATACGATTAACTGCAAAACTGTAACCTTTATCTTTTAGACTGGCACCATTGTCATAAATAAATGTGTTCGTTAAAACAGGAACAAGAGAGTGGTCGCACAAACATCGTTGAACAACTCTTTCAGCCATAGTAACACTCCGTATATGTCGAGGTTTTCCTCTTTCATATAAGTCAAATTCGTAAAAACCATCACTTTTAAACGTTCCATTATGTAGCTTTTGATATGCTTCAAGAACATTTAATGGTGCATTAGCTATGTATTTTTGAGTGCTTGATTTCCATCTGACGTTTCTGCGACATTTCCTATAAGCATCAAAAAGATGGTCATAAGTAAATACACTTTCAAAATTATCAAATTGTAAGTTGCGCTTTTGCTTCGCTTTTATGCGTTTAGCTTTTCTGCGTTGATATCTTACCTCTTTTCTTTCTTCGCTCGTCATTTTTCACCTCAATATGCCCTGTACAACATACAGTTTCCTGTTTGGTATAAGTGGTTGCCGATAACAATGACCATGAAATTTTGTTAATACCATCACAAAACCATGCAAGCAGCGTCCGGTCAGTCATATCAGGGCATCTGTTTACCTTAGTAGGAGGGATTTGCTCTCCTTCTGTAGTAGATACTGATTTCGCTTCAAATGAAGTTACTTTGTCTGATCTTGATATACGACAATATTGTTTGTCGCCCACAGAATCCGAAGCAAACGCCATTCGAGTTGCTGGCGTTGTTGTTGTTGTTGCTACCTGTTGTATTGACATTGTAGAAGTTGGTAGTGTTGCTTGCATTCGGAGAACGAAGCCACCAATTGTAAACCGCACGAACAAAGTCTCATACAAACAAAGAAAACGTGTAGAACAAACCCCATAGTTTATTTATGATTTGTCTTCAAGTAGATTTTTGTATCTACTTTTATCGTTTTTCATAATTCCCCTTAATAAATTAAGCTCAAGCTGAATTGTTTCCATCCACGTCGTAAGAGTAGCTCCTGAAATATCAAATAGCTCTTTTGCGGCGTTAATTAGAGAAATCAAAGCTTGAGTTTCTGCGTATGCACGAAGAAAATAATCTCTTCGTATTTGTACTTCGTGTGCGTTAGTGGGGAAGATACTGTTTGCACACTTAACACATTTTAATATCTCAGTTGTAGTTTTTGTTATCTCTTGGGATATATAAAACGTGTATCGTTTTGGAAATTTAGTACATTGTTTAATAGTGAATATATGCAACTGATACGCTGTATCTAAAAATTGCAGATTTGATTCACTTCTTTTGCTCTTAATAACAGATATAAAATCACCCTTTCATACGCATAAAGCAGGTGCCGCTCCATAAAGGAGCAGCCCTGCTTAATTGACTTTTTATCAACTATGCTTTTAACTTCTGATAACTGTGCGCTCAGCTTCGTCCTTATAGTAAAGGTGTTCGGTTTGCGCACAGAAGATTAAATACAGAAGCCGAAGCAAACGCCATACGAGTTGCTGGCGTTGGTGCTGGTGTAGCTACCTGTAGTAACGACATGGTAGAAGCTGGTAGTGTAGCTAGCACTCGGAGAACGAAGCCACCAATAGTAAACCGCACCCGCACCGTTATTAAGGTACTTGATTCTACTGTTATTGTCTGTAAAGAAATTGATTTTGCCATCACTTTCACCAGAATAAGGAGCAGTGGTTGCAGAGAAATTAACTTCTTTTGCAGACGGTATCCATACATAGTCGCTCGACGTACTGAAATCAGTTGTAGTCATATTACCCGTACTTGACCTTACATCAACCTTCTTGAGAATAAGCTGCCACTGAGCAGGCAATCCATTGGGAACACGAGATGTTAACCAAGCACGCATATTACATTCCTTCCAACCGCCAGAGTTGACGTTAGAGGTGTTCATAACGTGTGTCTTATCAAGCAAATTCTTCATCAAGAAAGCACAGTTGCAGTAACGACCGTCATCTGTACCAGTAAACAATCTGAAAGCGTTTTCAGAAGTTCCTGCCGCCTGCATAGTAAGAGTTTCTCTTGTCCAAGCAGCCAGCTTCTTACAGTTTGTCTCACCTAAGTCAGACATCCATAATTTAGCCCAATATATCTTACCTTTAGCGTATTCATCTTTATATCCATCGCTTTCCATAGTACAACCAAACGCTAATGGAGCGTCCTGAATACTTGAAAGTGTTCTGGTTACTTTACTAACGACCATACTCTTCATCTTGTTAGAGCCATAAACATATAAGTTTGTATCGCCTTTAATATGACGAATAACAACCATTTCTCTGTCAAGCTGAGATGCAACAGCAGTTGAATTAGTTGAACCGTATTTTACAGCCGCACCGCTACCGGTATATGTCAACTTAAAGCCCATATTATTCTGATAACAAGAAGCAAGAGTTGCACCAGTAGTCGTATCGCTGAATGAGAAATCAATAGCTAATACGAAAGATTTATCCTCGTCAAACAAGTTTACGCCAGTATTGATTATTGAACCAGAAGTTCCATCGAATGTCTTAGTATCGCCAAGTGCAATGAATTCAGTACTTTCAACGTTGTCAAAGTCAAGGTCGTGACCCATTACCAAGTCAAACTCATCACCGCTTGTAATAACATCATTATTCTCACCAGAAGGAGAGAGTTTGCCTGTTTTGATAAGAGCATAGAGTTCAGTTGGTGTCATTTCGCTTAAAGCCTTATCTGTTGGAGCTACTGCTTCAGTAAATTTAGCGTGTACATCTAAATCGCCTTCAATAGAACCTGTGTTATTATCCCATCCGTCGAATAGTCTGTAAGACAGATATTCTTCCTGAGACGTATCTTCAGGGATGTCGCCTGTATATTCAGCACCTTCACCGTATAAAACAGTTGATTTTTGAAGTAATGTTGAACCGTTATACCATTTCACTGTATATTGACGTGTTGTTTCTGAATATATAGCACTAACAGTCAAATCAGAACTAACAACTGTTGTTGTTAAATCGGTATCCCAGCCATCAAAGGTGTAGTTTGTAGATACTGTACTTGGACGTGTAGGAGTTGCGATAGGATTATCTTCTCTCGTTGTCGGGTCTTCTGCTCTACCACCACGAATTACATACTGTTTATCAAGAGTTGAGCCATCATAGTTAACAAAAGTAACGACATATTGCTGAACAACACTTGTAGCATCAATCACTAAATTTGGATATACTTTTTCAAGTTCAGACTTCAAGTAAGAACCAATTGTATCGCAGTGAATTGTTCCTGAAATAAACGGATAAATTGTTTTACTTTCAGATAAGACACCATTATTGTCAATATATTTACCAAGAGCATCATCACTTAACAACATTTCGAGAACTTTCGTATCCTCGATTGTTTCGTCAATGCCAACCAAACGTAGTCCGCCAGTTAAATATGGTAAGCGTTCAGCCACCATTTCCATTGTAGGAACGTTAGGTGTATTTTCAACTCTCAAAGCAGTTAAGTTAGCATAGCTATCGCAAGTAAACGCTTCAAGGTGAGTATGATTTAAAATTTCAATATCTGAAACCGTACCTAAATACAATTCTTCTAAGATACCGCCGTTAGGAAGTGAAATCGAAGAAGCACTTGAATTTCCTGCATAAATTTTACGGATAAGACCATTCTTTGACAGATTAACTGTTCCAAGAGAAGTGCAACCCATAATATTTAATTCTTCAAGTATCTTACAACCAGAAGTATCAATACTCTTGAGCTGTGCATTGGTATAACCATCTTCAGAAGAGCCAATTGTAAGCTTCTTCAATCCTGTTGCATTCTGTAACTGTAATTCGTAAGGACGGAATTTTGAAATATCTCCAATATCAGTCAGGAATGTTCCACCTGCGATATATACGGTATCAGAGAAACCAACCTTATCAGCGGTCGTTGTACCCGGCTTAGTGATTGTTACAGGAATGCCTGCTGCGGTCTTTTCAACTGAAATTACTGCCGCATCACCATCGCCGTATTTAACAGCAGGGTATAATGCTTGTGAAGCAGTTACAGTAATACCGCTATCTGTTGCAAGTACACCGCCATTTGTACCGACACGGAAGTTTATATTGTTATTAAGGAATTTATTACATTTATATTTGCTGTAAAGCATATTGGAACGTCTATATATAAATGCGTCCTTCTGCTCTGTTCTGCTACCACGCTGTAAGTATTTGTAGTCTGAAATATGGCGCACAGGATGTCCCTCGGAAGCATAATCTACATAACCCTCTGTCCAAGGATCGCTATATTTATGTTCCATATCTCGGTTTACAACAGCGGGGCATACAAGCATAGCATTATTTTTAATGTGATAATCGTAAAGCGATTCGTAGTTAAGTCCACCGTTTCCACTTGAACGGTCAGTAAGCAACTGTGCCTTATCTTCAATTTCATCAGCAAGGGCTTCTTCAAACATTAACCAGAAAACAGATTCACGACCATTAAATTTTTGTGTACCGTTGAGATGATAATGCCAGTCAGCGTAGTACGGAATCTGCATATAACCTGAGTTTTCAACACCGAAGCAGGAGTCAAGGTCATAAAGGTCACAAATCCATACTGCGAAAGTGGAATTTTCCCAGTCAATCATACTTGCATCAACTTCACCTGTTTCCATATTGATTGCATCATAGATTGACATCTCTTCGCCACTTGTATTAAGAAGCTGTTCACAACGAACATCCTCACAACGTAAAAACATATTCTTTGCACGGTTATCACACAATGCAACAAATTCATTGAAGAGATAATAAATAAGTGCGTGATTTTTATTAAAATGAAGTTCAAATTCATTAATAAAGATCGCCTTACGATAATCTCTTTCGGTAGTGTATGACACACCTTTATATACCAAAGGAACGCTAAGCGTTTCCGTAGATGCGTCCCAGAAATTAGCTCTCTGACATACCCAAGTATAGAGAACTTGGAGGTGGTCATATTTTGGTTCGAGTCCCTCGTCTTTCAAATCACCTTGGTCTGGATAGGTCGACTCTAATCCTGCAAGAACTCTTTTCTTTCCATCGACTAATTCAAAGAATCTGTCGGTTAAGAAAGAACATAGAGCTTCTGTGTTATTTAAGAACTCCCATTTCTGACGAAGTGTATCATTACCTTCATCTCCGTCACACTCAAGTCCAAATGTCGCAGTGTTTCCTTTATCATTATTTAATGCACCATCGCCAATAAATTCGATATTTTCACCAATGTCGTCTCTACGGAACAATAAGCAACGGAAACCATAAATGGTATTCTGAACTCTACTATCTCCGCCAAGAGACGGGTTTTGAGAAATAAGAACATCGTCAAAAAGTGTGTCAGCAAGATTTGCATTAAAAGTATTGGCGTGGTCAGAAGACATATAATCGCCTTTCCAACAAAGTGTGCTTTCACCGATTGAAATATCATTTCCATCCTCATCGACACCTTTTAATGAATACTTAACCTTCTTCTTGGTAACAGTCCCATCTTCTCCTACCTCATTCTTAGCAAGATATACTTTGTAGTTTTTGATAGGGAATTTAACAGAAGATGTACCCTGAACGTTATTAGAACTTACCCATACGCCATCTGAATCTTTATCAAGCAAATCAAACTCTACACTATATCCGCCGTTTCCGTCAGGCTTTGTAAGAGTTGCTCCAGCTTCGGTTTTACCTTCTGTCTTGATACCGTTAGCGCCCTTATAAGGTGACAATGAACCAGTAATAAGGAGGCAAGGATATTTATAAATCGCTTTATTATAATCAACATCACCCTCGTCTGTTAATACGTCATTATCCTCAAAACGAACAATTCTGTCTTGAACAGAAAGAGGAGAAGCTTTATAGTTCTGCATAATTTCAGTTGTTGACAATCCACGATTATAAATTCTTACATCATAAACATTCATAATACAAGTATTGCTTCCCAGTGTTATGTATTCACTTTGAGCAAATCTTGCATTATCTTCATAAGGGAATGAATTTGCAAACTGACCGTTAATATAAATATTAACACACTGACCTGTGTGCGTAGTTCCCTCTGAATCTGTATATTCAACTGAACCAGTAGGTTCAATTACAAAGCTTAATCTTATACGTTTGTTGTCTTTTATATATGCAGCGGCAATACTTTCCTCATTTTCAATGAAGCCTGTGTCATCAAGTGCAACATTTGCACCATTTGAAGAAAGTAAATAACAAGTCTGAGGTGTAACGATAAAACCTGCGTGGTCGGAAGACATACACTTAATGATCTGTGCATTTATATCTGTTACGTTTGAAACCTGAAAATCAATTTCAAAAGTACGACCATTTGTTGTAACCGTTGCACCAGTTGCACTTTCAAGATTAATTGTTTGACCATCATCATCTACATAACTCGTAGAGAACATAGGAAGTTTGATTGTATGAACAGCGGTTCCACTTAATGTTAATGATTCACCATCAACATATCCATTAGATACCCAGTTAAATCCGTCAAACAAACCTTTGATGTTGGTTGTAACACCGTTGCTTGTTGTATATTCACAAGTATAAGTATCTTTAGAACTATCATTATTACTTCTTCCGGCTGCGTTGTACTGATATACAAGCCCTGTTTCAATTTGGTCGAGGTCATATTCGCTCTGAATTTCATTTACCTGAACAGAAACAGTCTTTTCGGTATTTCCGCTTGTAAATTCAATATAAGCAGTGCCAGACTCAGGGTAAAGTGTGCCCTGCCATTCATAAGCGGTATTGTTATCAATATTTACAAGGTGTTGAGAAAAATAGTTTTCCTCTTCACCATCTTCATTAATTGCATACACACGAATATTTAATTCGTCAGTAGTTTCCTGATTTGGTGTATATACAACATATGTTGCAGTGATTGTATCACCGTAAGTTACCGTGTCGTCATCTAATATAACACCAATCATAGGTTCGGTAGAGCTTCCATCGTTATATAAGAGTGTAAAGTTGAGAATGTTTGATAAAGCCCCGTCCGCTGTTTCAAAATAAACCTGAAAATCGTGAGCGCCATAGTCGTAGTTTCCAGCCATTTCGATTGGCTGTGTTAAAGTTGTATTGTGGCTTGTGCCCACGTCAACGTGTGTATATTCCTCGCCATCAATCATAAAGTAAACTGTCTTTTGCAGATTTCTACCTACGCACTTATACTGAAAACTAACATTACCAGTATATACTGCGGCAGTATCAAAATTAACGGCAGCGATACTTGCTTCAACCTGAGTAACATTATATGTCAAAGAACGTGTAATTTCAGACTCGCCACCGACAACTGTGAACTTAATACTTGTTGTCTTGCCTTCGGTCAAAATATCTGTTACGTCAATGCTAAAAGGTACACCCTGTTGAACTGTCTGCTTTCCTAATGACAGCCAAGTCTCATCTGTTGAAAGCTTGTAAGTAACCTCTAATGTACCATTAACACCCGTTGAATCTGTGCCGTAGTATTCATAAAAGGTTGCTTTTATAATTGTTTTTGCAGAAGTAGCAGCAGTAAATGTACTTGATGGCATTCCATTAATAATACGGACGCTATATGATGTACCTGTGCCACCGCCGCCACCACCTTCGATTGTGATGGTATCACCGATTTGCTCTCCGTTCATATTGTACATTGTAAGAGCTCGGCTTGTTTCATCCCATTCCAAGTCGCTTACAGCAGAAGCCATAAGAGCCTGAATGGTTTCGTTGTTTGCAAAGCTTTCCTCAAGCTCTGCTAATATTTCATCAACTTCTGTTTTTGTATAATAGTTGTTTAAGTTGATTGTAACAGATGCTCCATCAATAGGTACACCGTCACTTGTCAACTGTAAAACACCGGTATCAGGGCTAAAACTAAATCCATCAGCCTTTCCACCGATTGCGGTGTTTAATCTACTGATTGCACCGTCAATGAGCTCCATATTGGAGTTTCCATCCGTGCCATTCATTAAAGTTCTCCACTCTAAAAACGGCATAGAAGTTTCAGTTCTATCAGTAAGAATAAGACCTAAAAATTCTGTAGTTGTCATATTATCCTCCTTGCAAAAAGAGGCTACCCAAAGGCAACCTCTTTATTCTAAATAAATCATCCAAAGTTTACTTATTCACTTGTGTCATCAATTGTAATACCTAAAGAGATAATACTGTTATTTATACTGATATAAGTATCAGAAGCCTGCGTACTTATATTAGCAAGACACTCAGCCATATCAATACTATCTCCGCTCATTATTTGCAAACCGATGTTGCTTGCGTTAGTTTCTTTATCATAATTTGCCGCCAGAACATTGTTCTTAACGGTGTTGTTATGTGTGATTTTAATTCCTTTTACTAAATGGGCGGGAATATTGTTAAACTTTCTGAATATAGCCAACATAGCATCAATATGATTAAGGGTATAAGGATCAAGTTCTCCAAGTGTAATAAACTGTTGGTCATACAGACTCAGTATGCCAATCTCGCCATTTAATTCGCCCGTTAATATATTTTTTTGATGTGGTAGTAAGTCTGTATGTTTTAATTGCATACTAATATTAGTTCCATCTACATTTACACTTCCCGAAGTTGGAACTATTGAATGATACATATTCATCCAATTAGCAAAAGCTGTTGAAATATCTCCAAGCGTAAGACCATCAATTACACCGAGCGTAAATGGGTCTAACAATCCTAAAGTATGAACACCTTTGCTTATTTTTGCAAACTCCACAATAATATGCTTGCTCGCTTTGGTTTCCTCGTTAACCAGATAGATTTCGATACCCGTTTCTTCAAGAATAATATCTTTAACAGTTGGTGTTTCAGAATTTATCTTTTCATTAATAAGGTATAAAACAGCTCCTTCTGGATTAACTTCCCAATAGTAAACGAGGTCGTCTACATAAAACGGGAAGCGAATAGGACTTGGAAATTGAAAGGAAAGTTGTCTTGGCTGATCACAAAAGGGGAAGAATATTTTTTTCATAGACCAACCACCCCCTTAATTTATACCTGTGCCGGATAATAATCTGTTAGAGTAATACTTAATGTTTCGGCAGCAATTGTAATCTGCGTATTACTTTCAATTGTTTTAGCTTCATCAAGTTCGCCAGCAGATAGTAGAGTGGCATCAGATGTGCTACCATCAAACAAAACCCAGTAACGAGCTTTTGCATCAGAGTCAAACCACACCCCTGTACTTCTTGGAAATTCAAGTGTGTTAACATTTTTAACAACACCATTATCTGGTGCAGAGAAATCGGTAATTTGAACTCTTGCGTAGTTATAGCCTGTAGGCTCGGATACATTTGAACCATCGGCAGCAGGTAAAGTGCTGGATAAACCAACATAGAATTCACCAACATTGCTTGTGTACATTGTATCCATAATAGTATTTAACCAATATGTACTGTTCATATATCTATAATCCTTTCCGTATAAGTATTAGTTATTCGTCTTAAAATCAAAGTTATTCGTTTTAAACTTTTTTATAGCGAATAACTATCTGTTTATATTCTGTTTTATATAAACACTACCCTGACATAAACGTAAATCATCATCGTGTCTTACTTCTATTTGGTATAAGAATTTTCCTCTTAAACCTTTTGTGTCAGACTCAGAAAATGCAAACACCACAACAGAGCTTCCGTCTAATGTCGGTTTTGCTTCGCCTATTTTTTCAAATATAGGTGGGACTGCAACAGAGTTATTTCCTAAACCACTTGTTGCTTTTAATGGTGTAAATGATAGTTTGCAAATACACTCTGAGGCTGTATCAACAGAGAATTTTGAACCATCATCTCGTATTAAAGTAACTTCCCAAGGGAGTGTGTCACCACCATACATTTCAATGTCGGGAAGTGTGTGTATGTTGAAATGAACATCGCTAACCATATTATTAACCTCCCACATTCACAGGAAACTCACAATATATTCTTAACATACCGTTTCCCGTTATTTTCAAAACATTTTCGCCCTTAACAAACCTTATAAATTTAAAATTTGTGTAAGGATATATATTTATTCCTTCGTCACAGGTAAGAATTCCAGTATCGCTATCAACATGAATGGTTTTTATGGAAGTGGGAAGAGGTTCATCTACGCCCAAATTAAATACTCTGTTTGCATCAGACATATTGATTATTGACAATGAATTTATGCTATTTTCTGTCATTGTAACCTTATATCCAGCATAAACATCTGAAAGTGCTCCAGTATTGTTTGTTTTAGGACAATAATACACTTCATCATTATACAAAACGTAATTTTCTTCTTCTTTTCTGCTTCCCCAATATGAAGTTGCGACTGCATCCGCAAGGACTACTTTTCCGTTATTTACACTGATAGTGGGGGAGTATTGAAACCATTTTCCACGTTCACCTATGGTTGTAAGTTCATTTGAAATTATGATTTCATATCCCGAAAATTCTATCTTGGGCATATAATATCCGTTATGACTGCTTTCATTGTAAAATGAAATGGTTCTTTCGCCATTTATCGCATATTCAAAAGTTTGCGGATGAAGATAAGCATATGGGCTGTCACAAACAACCTTTGCTTTTAATGCCCACGGAATGTTGCCAAACTCAACTATATCAAGCTCTGTGATTATACACCTGTATCTTATGTATTCAAGGTCTTCTTGCTCCACATCAAGCCACATATAATTATCATAGCTTGTCAGCCAACTTGCAATTGCATCTAATTCATACCTGTCTAAATATTTATTTCTGTCAATTCTTTTTTGATTTGCTCCAAACACCATAGAAAATTCTAATTTTCCCTCGGTTTTTGCACCGTAAAAGTAAGGTTTCCATTTGGTTGATAGTTTGTCTTCAACAACTGTAACGCCGCTGGCAAACTGTCCAGAGCTTTGCGTGCTGCTTCCAATGTCATACAGCATTAAATCATAGTCTTCGCAGGGAATACCATTAAACATAAATGAGCGTCCCCAGAATGCCATGGCAATCACCTCTATTCAGATTTGTTTGTTTCTATAATTTCAATCTCGCCATTTTCAAGCATATCCAAGAAAAGACTAAGATTGTTATGTATTAAAGTTAGAGCTTTGCAGTTTTCTATGCCTGAAACTGAGACATAGTTAGTTGCGTTTCTTGCAAACTCCAAACCTTGTTTTATTTGCTCGATTTTATTCAACTTATATCCTCCTTTTAATTCTTAATAACTAAACAGTAACCTTGTTTAATTCATCTTCTAATGAAGTGAATATATTTGCGCATAAAACAGTATCATCATTTATTTCACTCAAATAATAACCATAGCCACTGATACTTTTTATTGCTCTGACAGCCTGATTATATATTGATGGAGTAAATTGCTGATATTGTGAAACTGTTGAAAAGCTATATGTTGAATATCCAGCATACAGTCTAAAATCATTGATTCTGTCAGTAAAATTATTCCATTCGGTAGCAGTCACAGGATGAAAGCCATACTTATCCATCGGAATTATTGACGATGTACTAATGCTTGTCGTCCAATTCCAATCATACGGTCTACTATAAAATGTGCCAGATATCGTTGATAGTCTTGTGGTTTCAGTGTATGAACCTGTTTCTGTTGTAATTGTTTTATTATAATACACATAACATCTACAGTAATATTTTGTTCCAGCAGATAATCCATACACCGTACCGCCACCGCCAGAAGGGGCTCCGTTTGATATATTAGAGCCACTTGCGTAATTTGAATAATCTTCCTCGCTTGGATAGCCACCTGTGTCAAAATAATAATACACATATCTGGTGCCACCATCCCAAGATGTAGCAAGCCCTGTTAATCTCACAGAGCACGAATTAGTTCCGATGGAGGAAAATTGAATTGAAGCCATAAGTTTTTCCTCCTATTATCCGAATGTTATTTTTAATCCTGTAACTTCTTTTCCGCCAAAGTCAACCTTGGATTGTATATATAACGTTCCGCCAGTGCTAATTGACATATTGCCAGCAGATTCAATTTTTAAAGCTGTGTTATTGAGTGTTGTAAAGAACACTCTTTTTGCAGCCTCATCTGAAGTACCAGCTCCATTAGAATCATAACTGATATAACCAACGAGTCCCGTTGGAGTAATATATCCATCTGAGGTTGTTGTACTGCCAGAGTAAATATAGTATGCGGCTTGGTCATGTCTTCCTTCACCGGTAGCACAATATTTTCCACCATAGAAAGAACCACCGTGAATTGTGGATGATACCAAGTCACCACTCATCATCAAGTCACCGCTACGTGTAATTTCGAGCGTAGTTCGACTTCCTTTTTTGATTTCCAAACCATATAGAGAAAGATATTTCGAGTCAAACTTATCCGTTTTTACACCATCAATCTCTTCAAGCATTGAAGTACCGCTGCTATCCAAGAAGTCATCGGCTTGAATAACACCTTTTAAGAACATATCACCATCTGTATCAACATAGAATTTAGCATTAGCTTTTCTTAGTGTTTTGTTTCCGTTGCTATCTTCCGTATATAAAGGGGATGTTCCTATAGCTAAACCTAAATCTGGGTTTAACATTATTTGAGTATTGTTATCAGTCGTAATATTAAAATCTGCATTATGTAAGAATGCACCGTTTTCGTCCACTCTAAACACAGACACATTTCCGTCTTTTTTCTCACTTTCAATAACCATACTTTTACCGGCAAGAAGCGTTCCTACGATGTTAGGGGCAACAATACCCCAGACATCTCCTGCGTTGGTATCAGAAAAATGACCGATAGCCATTTTCGCTGTGTCCCAAGCGTCATCAGTAAATACAATATTATTATTGATTATTGCTAACTGCTCAGGTTCATAATCACTGCCATCAGCTTTCCATTTTCTGCATTTAATACCGCTTGAATCCCAACTGATTGCCATTCCAATACTTGATAAAATAGCATTTTTAGCAACATCTAACGAACTATCCATAAAACCCTTGACGGCTGTTGCAGCACCGCTATCAATAAAACTGTTGTAATTAAATCTGTTAGAATCAACAGTCTTTCCCATAGATATACTTTGGTCAAGTAAATCAACCAAATTAAAGGTATTGCTCGAAAGATTGAATGTATCTCCAAATTTTAACTCCATTGAAGTAATGTTTTCAAAATCAATATTTGCTCCAATTAGAATAGGCTCTAACACTCTGTTATCGTCAAGCGAAAGATATATTTTGTTACCAAGTACAGTTTTCTTTACAAAATCCTGAAATTCTTCAAGCATAAAGAAGTTCGCAGTGCTTACGCTGAAAGAGTAGGAAGGATATGCAAGTTTATTGAGACAATCCATACCATACTCATACAATTCCCATTCCACGGAATGTTGCTCATAGTCAGTAATGTTTTTTGTAAAGTAATTTTTGCCATCAGAACATTCAAATGATAATCTTGCAGAGTTAGAATATAGAGTATATACATCTCCCATAGCCGTTAATGTTCCGCTTGCAAAGCTTTCTCCATTAATAGTACCCTTGCTTAAATAACAAGAGAATACTGCAAAATCATTATCATAACGATATTCTAATGTGCCTTTAATAATTGATGCACTTAATGAAAAATCATCTCCACTTACGCTTAGTTTGCCACCGTTGATTGTATAGAAGAATTTTTCGTTAAATTCAACTTCGGTTATATCTGAATTAGTAATTGAATAGGAACAATCTCCCGAATTGCTAAAAATATCCGAATCGCTGTAACTTTTGGCAGTTCCAATAACAAAGCTACTATCTGAAATTGCATCTTCCTTAAAATATCTATCAAGAATTTTTAATTCGTCATCAGAAAAGAAATTTGCAAATGATGTCTCGTGATTTATTGAAATTAAATCTTCCGTCACAGATTCTTTTTGTTCTTCAAGTTCATCAATTTCGTCCTGCAAATCTGATATGTTTGCTTTTATAGATTTTATATCGGCATTAACGCCCCTTAATAACTTTTGATATTCAGAATAATCCGAACTGTTTGTGTCTGATAACGTTGCCAAATACTCAACATACACAGACTGCTGATTTTCAAGCTTCGCTAAGTCTTGATTTTTAAGTTCGTTAAGTTCGTTTTGTTTTGCCAGAATAGAAGATGTTAGTATCATTTTTTCAATCGTGATATTATAGTATGTTCTTTGAGCACTTTCATAGGTTGACTTCCACGAATTCCACTTGGAAATCATTTCGTCAGAAAAGTTCGTTGAATTCATATAATAATCGAGATTGTATATCTTATTTGTGCCCATAGGGTTAACACTTCTAATTGTTACACCATCAGCACCGTTTACATCTAAAACGGTAAAAATGTTTTCGCTTTCTTCTTCAACTTCAATTTCTTTAGCAAGATTGTCGAAAGAAATATAAATAGGTGCGGTAGAAGTGGGGGAAGATGTTGCTTTAACATTTATCTTCCGCTTATATGTATCAAAATCAAATATACAACCGTATGTATCTTGAACTGTTGATTTGATGAAGTTGTATATATTGACATTACTTTCTTCAAATGTACGATATTTATCTATCAAATTACTGTCAATTTCTCCAATTGACCAAGATGGTAAATATGATAGGATAATACCGATAATTGTGTCGTCTGGGGTTACTGGATTATAAAAATTGTATGTACCCTCTGCTAAACTCATTTTTTTATAAGTTAACTCATATTCTAACGAATAGGCTTTACAACTTTTAATCTCTTTAATGCCGTCATTTGATGTTGAAGGATTCATTAATATAAATTGTCCCCAGTCAAGCATATCAATGATACGCATTCCAGCAACATCGTCATAATGAGGTGTTTTTTGTTCGTTTACATATGCCGGAAGGTCAAAGGTAATAGTTGACGTTTCATTGTAGTGGATTTCAGCATTTAAGTTGTATGCGTATCCCAAAGTTTGTATCGCCTTGCCATCTGCATTTCGTAAAACAAGTACAGGCTTTTCTTTGAAGTCGATTTTTGAAAAATCAATAACCAATGAATGCCCTCCTTTCTATAAAAGAGGCGGAGTGATTTCCGCCTCTACAATCATAGTTTATTTCAGCGTTCCTCCGAATGAATTTATACCACGCTTATTAAAAGCATCGTTTAATTCTTGGAGAACACTTTCGGCAGCAATATTGCCATAGCGTTTTGCATCATTTTCATCTAAATCACCATTGTGATGAATTTCAACTTTAACCGAAGGGTTGATTTCGATGTTGTTGGATGAGGATGGGGTAGGGGTATGAACAGTTGAAGTATCGGTAGATAACATCAACATACTTGCAATTCCGCCCAACTTATTGACATTAATTGCTTTGCCAAGACGTTCAGATAAAGAACTTACAAAGTCAACAATTTCATAAAGAGCGTGTTCTCTATTCTCGTCAAGAACAAGTTCGCCCTCTTTAAGAATTGCCATAACTTCGTCTTGTTCAAGAGTTGATTTATCTCCAGCAATACCACCAGTATGATATTTGCGATATAACTGAGTTCCGCCCTCAGAACCGATATACCATACGCCATTGCTGCCTTTAACAATGGTTTCGCCAAGACGCTCTTCCAACAAAGCGGCAAGCTCTTCATTTCTTTGAACTAAAGCTTGTCTTTCATCGGTATCGGTTGTATTATTATAAGCACTACTGTTTGACTTCATTGCACTTACTATCGCAGTGGCAACTTCTTCATTTGAATACTTAAATAATTCTTTACCATTGGCTTTATACCAAATACCATTGCTTATGGTCAACTTTTCACCGGTTAAAGACTCGTACTGGGAAGCAAGCTGTCTGTTGGCTTCTTCAAGAGCTGTGCGTTCATTAGATGAAGCAGTCAACCAACTGATGGCATTTTGCCCCATAGAGCTAATAATACTATCGGTATCACTAAATGAACCGAGTTTTGTATTATCATTAACACCGGTTATTGCCGCAGCAATAGAACCATATCTTTGTGCTGCCGCAGTCGCAGCGTCCCAAGCAGATGTTAACTCTGTTTCGAGAGTAGAACCGTACTCGTTATTCCAACCAAGAAGTTCCTGATAGAAGCCTTCCCAGTTGTCGCCCCAGTTTTCTGTTATACGTTCAACTGCGGCTTGATACAACTCTTCGGCGCTGTCAAGCATTTCTTCTTGTTCTTTAATCTCATCATCTTTTGCTTCTTCAAAAGCTTCAAGCTCTTTGTCTAAAGCATCAATTTGAGTATTATAAGCATAGTCTGCTTGACTATCAGCAAAATCTTTTTGTAACTCACTCAACTCTTCTTCGAGTTGTTTCTTTTCCGCTTGTGCCTCACGACTATCATCAAGAGAGAGTTGATCAATACGAGATTGTAATTTCGCAATTTCCTTGAGCTTACCTGCGACATCATCTTCGTGGTCTTCTTGCTCTTTGGATAATTGCAGTAACTCTTTCTTTGCTTCAATTATTTCACGGTACGACTCTTTTTCTTTTTCAAGACTCTCAATCTTCTGTTCAGATTCCCATTGAATAAGGTCTTGTGTTAAACTGATAATTTCAGAAAGTCCATCAGCTTGACTTTTATATCCGCTTTTTAACGACTGATAATATTGGGGGATAGAGTCGGTAGCGGTTTTAGTAAGAGACTGCATTCTGGTAAGATAACCAACAGCATCCTCAAAATAACCTGCATCCATACCCTTTGCAGTACCCATAGCTTTAGCAAGACCAAGAGTTGCATAAGCAGCACCCCAAGTTGCCTCACTACTGTTATATGTAGCCTGAGTAAGAGTTCCCAGAGTATCAATGTCATCTTCTTGTACGGCAATTAAAATCTTCTTCGCATATGCAAGGGCTGTTTCAGCCGCCATATCTTCTGTTTTTGCAGCGATTACTGCCTGAAGACTTTCCTCGTTTAAAACAAGCTGCCCGTTCTCATCGTAGAGATATTTTAAATACTTTGGAGCAAGTGACAAGATAGATTGCAGTGTATCAACACCAAGATAACCAGTAGAAGCGTACTCACTTGCCGCATCTGTAATCGTTGAATATACCTCTTCAAAACTATCAACAAGTTCATTTGCCTCAGTAACAACTTCTTCGATAAACTCAATTATCTTTTCTTTTCCTTCTTCGATACTGTCTGCAAGCTCAAGCCAAGTTTGAGAACCTTCTTCATTTGCTTCGTTTAGAGTTGTAAGGTCATCAATCAGCTCTTCAGTATCTTTTCTTAAAGCGTTTGTTGCTTCTTGAAGATTTTCGTGCTCTCCAACCGTGTCAGCTTCAAGCTCATTCAAATGTTCGAGATTAGCAATATAAAAACGATTTGTTTCATCGTTATATTCAACCTCAAACCCAAGCTGTTGCAAGTAAGGAATAGAATCGTGTATTGTTTTATCACGCAGATTATTTAGATGATTTAAAGCATCTTGTCTTTCGGCATAAACCTGATTTAATTCCTTTTGTATGCGAACCTTTTCGGTTGCCGAATCTGCATTTTCAAGGTCACGTTCTAATTTGGCTTGTTTAACTTCAATGTCGTGAAGTCTTTGTAGAGCCTCTGCATACCTTTCAACTTCAGCAATATATTCTTCGGTTTTATCTTTATCTTTATCACTGCCGTCTTTATCGTTGCTATTTCCATATACTTCAGCCAAATCCAAACCCTTTAAGGCTAATAGATTGTTCTTGGCATTAACTGTTCTGTTGAGTAAGTCTTTTGTTTGCTCTATTCTTTCTTCATTTGCCTCAATCTGTTTGTCAACCCATCCATTAAGAGGTTCATCGTCAATAGAAACATCCTTACCATTAAAAGTAACGGTCACATCTTTTCCGCTCACAACCGTAGAGATGCCAGTCCACAAACCTTTAAACCCGCTAAAACCTTCACCATTTAACAGACCTTTTATACCATTTGCTATTGGAGTCAAGATATTGTCGGAAATTCTTTGACCCCAATCTTTCATTTTTGAACCAACATTATTTAATGCTGTTAAACCAGATGAGCCACCTTTTTCAAAAGCAGAAGAAATAGTTTTTGCAAATGGAGACCATATATTTGTAGCGGACTTATCTCCAAAATCTTTCTGTTCATCAAGCTGATTATTTAAAGCCTCTTGGTTAACAGTAAGAATTCCATCTTGCATACTTACAAAGTTTTTACCTTGTAAGTTGTTGTATTCTCTAATCTTATTTACAAGCTGTTCGTCTTGATCTTGAATGCCTGTAACTTCAAAATTTTTAATTTCTTGAAGTAAATTTGCCTTATCCTCTTCAAGAGCAAGCTGGTCATTTAAAACTTGTTCTGTCGCCTCTAATTCAGCTATCTTTTTATCAATTTCCGCATCATACTCTTGCTCTTGCATATCGAGTATGGTGTTAAGCATATTCTTTTGACCCTGAATAGAACCATCTGTAAATAAATCAGAGGCTTCTAAAAGCTTGGGATATTCAAGAGCCAACTGAGCAAGTTCTTGCTTTGTTAGAGCTGTACCACTCTTTAACTTACTCATCGCATTGATAAGGTTGTCCATTCCAGCTTTAGCCTTGTCAAGACCATCAACCATATTATCAAAGTCAAGAACATCAACCATTGGAGCGTTTTTGAAACGAAGCTCTTCAATCTTTGCTGTAAGCTCATCAAAGGTCATAGAACCATCGGCTTCTTCGATTAGGTATGCAATTTCAATATCTTTGGCTGATAATGATTTGATTTGATTCTCTAAATCTTCAGCAATTGGTACAGTTCCACCTTTATCATCGTGTACTAACTTAACAACGTGATTATATTTATCTTCAAAATCAGTAATATCAAGCCCAATCTTGAGTGTTTTAATTTGTTCATCGTTATAACCACTGTTCTTTAATTCTTCTAAGAATTTATCAATAACAACTTTATATTCGCCAACGTCTATCTGGTCAGAATTAAATAGGTCATTGACAGTAAACATACTATATATAGCACCTTTTACTTCTGGCTCAGCATTATAAAAAGGTGTTACAATATTATCTTTTACATAATTTTGAACTTGCTCTGCCGTGGTCAAACCGGCTTTTGAAAAATCTATGCCATTTGCTATTGATAAGACAATGTTTTGACCTGTTTCGTCCAGATTGTCGTATAAAGGATCAGTTTGTAACCAAGCACTTACAACACCATTAAGTTCTCTCCAGACAGACTCTTTTTCACTCTCAATGGCTTTTTTCATTTTATCCTTGCCACTCTCAAGAGCTTTAATAGCGGCATCTTGGTCTTTAATTATAACATCGACCCATGTACTTGCCGGAGCAGCTTTCTTTACTTCATATTCAATACCATATTTTTTTAATGTTGCAATATACTCATAATACTCATCAGAGAATCGACCAATCTTTTTAGGGTCAGTCGATGTTGTATTGAGTTTAAAATCATAAGAGCCCTTAGACTTATCAGTTATGAGTTTTATCGCATCGTCAATATTATCAGAAGCATCTTCGATTTGTTTGTTATATCCATCCATTTGACCAGTAATATTACTCATCAAATCTGGCATTGTTTTTGCGACTTCTGCATTAGCTGCTTTTCTTTCAGCATCTATTAGCCCTTCTAACGAAGCAGTTAACGTATCTGCACTGTAAGATAATGAAAGCATAGCATTACCGCTACTATTCATTCCGAGATTTAGCTCTGGGAACATTTCGGCAATTCTATTGTTAAGATCTAAAAATTCAGCGTATTCTTCATCTGTTAAAGATACTTGTTCGCCAAATTCATTTACACCCTTTGCAAGTTCAACAAATCTTGGTATAATATCATTTGCTTCGTCTCGCATAGAGCGAAAAGCATTAGACGTCTCTTGTATTTTTGATGTTAATCCATCCCACTCTTCTTTTAAACGAGTAGCTTTTTCCTCTGCTGTCTCTATACTATCAACCAAATTTGAGATTACAGATGTTAACTCTATGATAAGAGTGATACCAAGTGATATCCAACCCCAAACAGGGATTGATGCCGTAAGAGATTTAAAACTTGCTGCTAAACCAGCATTTGTAGCAGTTAATGTTGCTTCGGCACCCGAAAGTCCAAGCGTTGCAACTATCTGTTCATATTCATCACGTGTTATTTCGTCCGTAGTTACTTTTCTTTGTAATTCTGTAACAAGCAATCTTTGCTGAGCTTTATTTAAGCCAGCTAAGGAGATGCTTAGTTGGTCTGTTGCTGCACCCTCCGATAAAATAGCACCTTTTTGCAACACAATTCTACTTGTTAACTGTTCTATATTCCTTGCTTGTGTATGTTTTCCAACTAATGCGGCAGAAGTAGCTATCGTTGACAGAATAAATGGAAATTTGCTGAGTAACTCAAATAAACTCATTAGAGCAGATGCCACATCTAATACAATTTTTACAAATCCACTGTCTATAAGATTATTAGACATAGCTTCAAACTTAGCTTCTAAAATACTTAGTTTACCAGCTATACTATCAAGATATTTTTCGTTTTCTTTTGTGGCAGAACCAACTGCATTGTTAGCACTTGCTAATGCCGCTTCAGCATCTTTGAAGTTTGTAAGAAGAGAAGTAACGGTGGTCGCATTTCTCTTGCCACCAATAAGTTCGAGTATGTTCGCCTTATCAACGTCTGTAATAGATGTCCACACTTCAGAGAGGTCTTTCATAATTTGATATGTACTCTTGAATGTGGTGTCATCAATCATAATATCAACTTTACCCTTTGTTAAGGTTAAAAGTTCTTTTCTAAGCTCGGATACGCTACTTGCCATACCATCAGTTGCTTCTCCGGCTTCTTCAGCCTCAGTTTTAGCAGCTCTTAGGTACATTGACATAGTTTTCATTGCTGTACCGACAACTTCAGGGTTTTGCACAACTGCGTTTGCAGCAGTAATCAAAGCAATACTTTCGCTTAAATCATTGCCAGCCGCAGCAAGGGAAGAGGCGGACTTTTGCAAAGCGACACCAATACCTTGTGAGCTGATTGCAAAATTGTTACCTACTTCGTTGAACTTATCAACGATATCCATAGCATTTTCAGCAGAAACACCAAACTGTTCAAATGCCTTGATGGTTGAAATAATTGATTCAGAAGCCTCTGAAATATCTTCAATGCCATCACCAACATTCTTGTAAACAAGTGCAGCTTCCGCTAACGAGCTTGAATCTTCGATATTGTATCCTAAACGTGCAAAGTCAGCAGTTGCATTAACTGTGTCCGCCAGACTTGCACCAACCTCTTTCGACATAGAGGTTGCTTTCTTTAAATAGCTTTCGTAAGATTGGTTTGAGAGGTCGGTTACTTTCTTTAATTCAGTCATTGCTGAATCAAGTTCTTTAACCGCTTTTACCATATTTTTGATGGTACGATATGCAGTCATCATTGTTTTAGTTACAAGTGACCAACCACCAAATTTCTCCCAGCCCTTCTTCAGAGTTGTAAAGAATGTATTGCCTGATAAACCTGCGGCATCTGCCTCGGTTTTTATCTCAGAAAAACGAATTTTTAATCTTTTTAATGCTTCTTCAGATAAAGTTGCTTCGTCTCTGAGGGCAAACATTATACCATCAAGATCGGCACCATATGCTTTATAAGCCTTGCTATTTGAAAGAATATAACGCTGAACTTGTGAACGTAGTGTTATTGTTTGCTGAGTTAATGCAAGTTCTTTTTTAGCAGCCGCTTCAGCATCCACAGCATCAGTCTTTTTAGCATTTGCGGCTTTCGTTGCCTCAGCCTGCTCTCTTTGAAGTAAAGAGATTTTCTGCTGAATGGCAATACCTTCATTTTGTAAGCTTGTCAGTTCTTCGGCAGATAAAGCGACTTTTGTTGCTCTTAACTGTTCGACTTTTTGCTGCCAAGCAGTATATGCTGCGGTAATTTGAGTTAATTCCGCAGAATTAGTAATCATTTGATTACCAGATAAAGCACCTTTATACGAGGTGCTTAACTTCTTTGAAATGTCGTTTACGACTTGTAATTGAGAAGCCCACGCACTGGCAGCCTCTTTTGCTTTATTAATATCTCCGGCTGCGGCAGTGATGCCTTCCGCTCCTAAAAATTCTTTTAAACCAACAATATTTAAACCGCTCAACATATACTGTATGTCTTTACGCAGTTTATTTATAGCACCCGTGGCATTTATCTCTTTAAGATTTACCGAACCAATGCCACCAGCTTGATTAAGCTGGTTTCGGATTTGGGATAATTGTGTTTTAGGATTAGCAAGTTTAATGGTGATATTTTTAATCACAATAGGCTTGCTACTCGTTGCACTGTTTACATAGTTCTGAATTTCAGTACGGAAGGCGGAGGCTCCAGAAGTGTTAACTTTAAGCTTTATTTTTGCTCCAAAAGCCAATTATATCACCGTCCCTTTTATAACAAAGAAGGGATGATAATAATAATCACCCCTTCAAATATCTATACAAATTCCAATTTCCCTTTTAATTCCTCGTTTTATTGCAGATGCTATTTGATTACTGTTGTCAATTTCATCCTGAGTGTTAGAAACTGCTGGACGTGGAAAACCATTTTTCCATATTCCTGTATTTCCGCTTTCAATCAGTTTCAAAAACGCACCCGGATATCTATTGTGAAAACTCCAACCGCTAACAACGGAGGGGGAGGCGGTTGCAGTGCTTGTAATAAGAATTGTGTTTTTATCAAGCATAATAGAGGTAACAGCCTCTTCTAAAACGTGCCGCCTTTGATATGTCGTTCCGTTAACCCATCCGTTTTCTTTTGGAGTATAAGCATCATAAATATCTGATTTTATATGTTTCTTGAGTATTTCTTCTGCAATAGGTGCAACATCTTTTTCTAATATTACAGATAATTTATTGTCAACTGCATTGACTAAATCATCCCATTTAGAAAAATAAATGTCAGCCATTTTATTCCTTACTAACGGCGATAGTTTCTGTCGTATCAGAACCTTCGGATTTTACATCCAAGATTACTTTAGCGACATCAGCTTCGTCCATTTTATTTAATTTAGTGATACCCTCGATAACTTTTGAAAGGTCAGCGGGGTTCAAGCCACCGAATACCTGTTCACTCGAAGTAGCAATATCGTTAAATTTATTGATAACTTCGTTTATTTTGGTAACGGCAGAAGAAGAAATAACATCAAGCATAAACTGTATTTTACGGTCAATCGCCTTTACGATGTCATTCAACTGACATACATTTATACTGCCAGTAACCTGATTGAAAGCACGTGTTCCGTAAACTAACATATATTGTTTTTCAAGATTTGAAGGCATCGCAAAATTAGCATAATGCGTTAAAACGGCTACACGAAAAGCAAAATCGTATGCTTCAGGAATATAATCTCCAGTTTCGCTGTCAACACAAGCCTCAACAACCTCTTGCACAAATGCCGTCATTTCATAGAGCGGAATTGTCTTTTTTATTTCAATAACAACATCCTCTGTACCGGCAAGCGTTTCTGTTACAATATTTTCCTTGTCAAGTGCTGACTCGAATTTTGCGATAGATACTCTTTTAATATCTTTTTCCATAAATCATTTCTCCTTTATTTCTTTTTGTAATTGTTTTTGTTTCTTGCGTTCTTTACGCTGCTTTTTAACATACTCAAGGTCACACCAACCTCCGTCTATTTTTGAATAACAAATCCAACGATATATAGCATCGGGATAGTGATATGTAAACATTTTCTTTTTCAGCATTGCCACAGAATCAGGGCAACCTTTTGTGTCAATCACCTCAGTATGTCCATCTGAATACTCTATATAAAAATCAGCCACATAATTTATGGGCTGAATTGTTTTCCCTTTATGTATAAATTTTGGCTGTAGTTCATATTTCTTTTGTAATTCAAAATGTGAAATAACCCCTTCTTTTGATAGGGGTAATACTACTTCTTTGTAGTATCTCATCTCCAATTGACTATCAAAAATTATTCCGTCATAAGTACGGTTTTCTGTATTTTTATCAACATTAAATTTTGTTCGTTCTATTTTAATCACCACCGTTTTAGCGAAAAATAAAGGGGGAGGAAAACTTATTAGATAAAATGATTCCTCCCCCTAAATAAATCAGCTATTCGTCGCCAAAACCACTGATATATTCGTCGTCTGGCTCACCGTCGAAACCATTGACATCTTCATTGTACATAGTAGATTCAACATATTCGTCTTCTACTTCAATTCCTCTGGCTTGCTGAACTCTGCGAAGATACTCAGCTCCGCATTCAGGCGAACAAGCGACTTCTTGCCACCTGAATGTGTTTTTTACAGCGGTGGTGTGACAAGCTTCATACTTGTCACCACACACTCTACATATCTTTATTGCCTTTGGCATAATTAAGCACCAGCCTCATCTTCGGCTACAGCATCTTCAGCGTTTGCACCGAAAATGGTGTATGTCCAAAGCGAACCGTTAGAGCCACAAGCACCAGCAAGAGATTCTGCTTCAAACGCATGAACAGTCTGGTTGTCGCCCATTTCAAAGTCAAAGTTACCGCTGAAGTCAGCCTTCGGAATATAGAACTGAATTCTGTAAACATTAGCGCACTTATCTTCCGCAAACGCATCAATGTAAAGCTTACACTTTTCAGAATAAGTGTCAGAAATGTTATCAAGAACATCAGCCTTAATATTTCTTGTGTAATAAGCAATTACCTCAGTACCATCCTCATAAGCACCTTCTGCAAAAAGAATAACCTTTGTTTCAGGATCATAAGAGAATTTGCCGTCACCAGCAGTTGCATCCTGAGTTAAAATTTCACCAAGAGTACCATCGGTATTCTTAATGTAAAGAGACTCAATCTCGTTACCTGCCGTACCAACTGCAATATAAGTTGTATGTGCTGAGTTGCCTTCAATTGTGATATAGTCTGTCCACTGAATAGGAGCACTTTCCATAGTCTGGAACTCACTACCAGTCTGCATTTCAAGCAATCCGCCAGATACAAGACCGTTAGTACCAGATACAACAACCGCCTTATTCTTCTTTAACGAATTAAGCTTACGACCGCCCTTACCAGTGATGTCAGTCTTGTCCTGAGTGTTTGCGATTTTTGCGTTCTGTAATTCGTCAAGAGTAAAACGATAAGCACCTGTGACAATATCAAACGCAGTAATAGTCTCAAGACTTGTGATTGTGATATCGTTAATATTCATTATGTATTCCTCCTGTTTAATTAGAAATCCAGTTTAGTTCTTTTTGATCCAGCTCTTTAACACTAACCGTACCTGCATAGCAACCAATCATCAAATTATCAAACTTAACCTTTTTAACTATCTGATGTAAACTTGCATAAAACTGGTATATGGTAAGTCCCAAAGTTGAACTGTAATCATATGAAAATTCAGATGTATTTACGAGAGCAACAATGAAGTTTTCTAACTGCGACTGATTGGATTTCCGTTTATTTCTTTTTTGTCGCCGTCTCGCACGTTCAATCATAAATTTCTTAGCCTCTTCATTTGCGGGCTTTTTTGTGTTTTTTTCAATGCATAAGATTTGTCTAAGAAATCTACAGATTTTATCGTGTATAGCTCTGTCAATAACTGCACCTGTTTTTTGATTTAATAAAATAATGTTTCCGTTTTGTTTATTTATCGCCGTTTCAAAATCTTTTAAATTTATATCACCAAAAATAAGGGACAGGTCTCTGTTTTGCAAATCCTTAAATAGCAGACAAAACAAATCCCAGTCCGTAATGTTTGTAAAATCAATTCCGGCATCATCAAGCTGAACCATCATATCGTATGGGGTAGAAACGATTAACGAAATGCTTTCATAATACTCATCTTCGTTCTTGATTATTTCTCCAACTGTTGGAATTTTTACCGTGATATAATCATTGATTTTGTATTCTGTTTTATATAAAAAACCACTCATTACAATCACCTTCCATAAGCTTATATTCCAGATAACTGTTTTCTGTTGGATGGTGGTTGTTTCGTGTTTAAACGATTGAAGTCTTTTGCGTAGTATGTTAAAACTCTGCCCTGATAGTCAGCTATGGGTGAAAATCTACCTACAGATTTGAGATTTAACTCTCCGAGCCCATAATACCTACTACCATTGAGAACTTTATCAATTTCTGCCGCTATCTTATCTGTGCGAATACCTCCCGTTGATAAACGCATTTTGCTTTTATGTGTGAATACCCAGACATATACTACAGGCACGTAGAATGTTTTGTTAATTACCTCAGCGACATCAACGTCAAAACAAATAATTGTTTGTCCGTTATCAACCGTTTCTGGTACAAACTCAAAAGGGTATATTTGGGAATATGCCAATGTATGATTTGGCACATCGCTATTATCTTTGTCTGTAACGAGTTTTACAATAGCTTCATTGCAACACAACTCTTTCATAAGTTGATTTTTATAATTAAAAAATTCATTTAATTGCAATTATATCCACACCCCCTTATTATCGTCATTGTCGGGGAGCTTAGATGACTCTACAATTTCTTCAATAGTCGTATCTTTATCAACGTGTTCGTTATCAAGTGATTGGTATGGCTTCCAATTGTAATAGTCAGCAATACGCAATGACACATTATCATCGTCTGTTAAATTTACTTCATTTAGAATAAATCTAAAAACGCCATTGCCGTTATACACGTTATACAACTTGTTAGGTTTAGTTATTTGGTAGGCAAGAACATTAGTAGAGTCCATATCATCAACCAAAAATCGCTTTCCACGAGTTAATTCAATGGTATCATCATCTTTGCCAAGTGTTATAGCTATACGTGCATCACCAATGGACATAATATCTTCAGCTTTTTCACCGATAAGATACTTCGTTCCATCTTCGACGATACACCACTTTTCTATAATCTTTCCGTCTTTATTTAGCCATTTAAGTAAATAGTTACATCGACGCATTTTTCCAGAAGCATATACTTCGTCATTTGCATCGAGTTCGGTGATTAGCCAATTACTATTGGCAAACTCCACTAAACCACCGTGAGGTAAAGAGTCACCGGGCATAGCACAGATTTTTTTTATTGCTAAATCTTCCTTTTCATTTAAAATGCTTACAGTCTGTTTTGAACCACTTATAATTACTTCGTGGCAAGACAGAGAATCTACGATTTTATCAGAAATATAGGATTTGGTGTGATTTAAAACTCTTTCATGCTTAGTTACCCCATTAACTTCCAATCGTGCTTGGTAGGTGTCCCACGTGCCCATGACTACACCTCCTCAACACAATACTTTTTCTGTAATTTCTTACATATATTTATCGCTTTAAATACTTCACATCTTACAACCTCTGTATTGCAATCATTCTCAATTAAATACTGAAGGATTGATAGAAGACTTAAATACAATTCATCATAATTAAGCTCAGAAATCAAACTCTGACACCCAATCAATTCTCTTTGGAGACTGTCCATATATTTTCCAAGCGATGGCTCGCCACTTTCCTTAATGGGTAATATTTTGTAAAATAGACCTATGAGAGATTTTAGATAGTTTTTAACCAGATTGTCTGGTATGTCGATTCCTTTATTAGTCATCATATATGTAAATCACTCAAATCTCCGTGGTTATAGGAGTATTCCTTCATCATATTTGAAAAGTCTTTTTTACACATTTTATACGCTCCGGTAATACGGTTGAGTAATTCTGCTGGTGAATAACCAGAGTAGTCGGTTGTATTGAGCATATTTTCATAATTTTCTTGCTTGTAAACATATGGTTTCATCCATTGCACAAGCATACCCTCGGAAATGATATCTGCAATTTCATCAATATCCTCAGCGGGGATATTAATAGGAAATTCACGAACATTATCGTCTCCATTGGTAATGTCGTATTTGCAAATTCTTTTAAATTGGGAGCAAGCCCTCTTCATATATCCATCAACAGTTTGAGTTCGGTTTTCTTCTGGTAATTTTATAAATTTATACTCTTCAACCTTGTCCAAAAAGTATGATGTAAAAATGTTATAGGAAACGCCCATAATACGCCTCCTTATCTGTCAATCAACTCAATTAATAAGCTTTCTTCTAACGCAGTAATAACTTTGATAGAATCAATTATTCCGTCACTGATTAATTGCTTAGCTCTGTATGCGACAGACTTTTTCTGACCAACTGAAAGGTTAGAAATAATCTTTGAGATTTCTTCTGAATCTTTGGTAAATAAATCATCAAAAGAGTCGTAATTTAAAGCATACTTGTAATACTGAGAAACTCCTAAATAATCAAGAACTTCTGGGTCATCAATTAAAAACCAGTTATTTTCAAAGAATGATTTTGAAGCATTTTTTGCATTCTTTAATTCCTGCAAATCCATATCCTGCTCATCACCGAATTCTTCCCATACGAAACGTTCCTGCGTTCTTCTACTCTTGTAAATTAACCTTCCCTGAAAACCGTTTCTAACGGTAATAATCATATTTGGGTCAAGTTCCTTCTTAACTTTATATTGCTTTTTCTGAGTTGTTGTTTCAGCAACAGTCTTTGACTCGGTAGTTGATGTTGCTGGTTTTGTTGTGCTTTTAGTTACCTTAGATTTCGTTGCCATAACGTTCTCCTTTAATTCAATATTTTTAAGTGGGCGGTCTAATGTGCAAACCGAACACTTTTACTATAGTATAGGGGGCAACTTTAGCCAGTTGCCCCGAACACATAATGCTGTGTAGTGTATGATTACGCAGTCATTTCGTATCTACCGATACCTGCGTTACCGCCTGCAAGCACGATACCCATACCATACTTCTCACCATAGAAGTAATCCTGTGTGAAGTCTTTGTTGTCTGTAGGATTGCCAAGCAGAACTGTTGACTGTCCTTCATATACGCACTTGATAGGCTTGTCGTCACCTGCGATAATTGTAAGTACATTATCATCAAATACAAAGTCGGTAGAACCAACCTTATGTCTCTGAGGAGTTACAACAACAGGAGTGCCATAGAACTTGCCATAGTAACCCATATTGTATAAATCACTCTTAGACTCTGCACCCTGAATAGCAGGAGCAAGATTACGAACCGCCTTCTTAGAACCGATAATAGTAGCGGTCTTGCCACCAGCAGCAGCTTCTACGTGAGCGATAACATCAAGTAATGCATCCTCATCATAGTTACCAGCAGCAGGGAAGTACACTGCGCCACCAAAATCAGTAGCAGAAGCAGTGCTCCAAAGAGCATAAATGTCATCAAGCAACTTCTTGCGGAAAGATTCAGCTACAGTCTGGATGAACTTATTAAAGTCAACCTGACCAGAAAGAACTCTGTTAAGCTCTTCGTAAATCTTAACAACTTTGAAAGTTGTCGGAATAGAAGTTTTGCTTGATCCGCCAAGTCTCTGTCTGCGGATACCCTGAGTACCTTCGGCAGCATCAGAAACTACGAATAGATTGCTATCTTCAACAACAAACTCATTCTTGTCGCCGAGTGCAACATTACGGAAATCAACGAGCGCATTGAAATATTCATCGCCCTGAAAACCTTCAACGATAGTACGAGCAAGAATCTGCTCTACAAGAGTAAAGAGACCGTTGCACTTACCATCACGGATTGCTTTATAATCAAGTACAGTACTTCCGCCATTAGCTTCAATCATAGCCTGACGAAGTACATCCATAGACTCGCCCACTGAGTACTTAGTAGGAGTGCCGTGGTAAGCATCAACGGCAAGTCTTACAATATCTTTATAATCAGCCATATTAGTACATCCTCCTTCTTAAATTAGGCAATTTTAATTACGTAGTATGTATAACGTCCGGCAATTTCAACTGCCATAATTGTGCCGTAGCCTGTACCAGCAGCATCAACCTTACCGTCAGCACCAATACCAACCTCGTCACCCTTAGCCGGAACAGTGCCACCTACGAAACCATCTTTTGTGATAGAGTACATATTGCGACTGCGAGGAATATATCCACGAGCAATAGTACCTGCTTCGTTAATAAACTCATCAAGGTTCTTCTTGCGCTCATCATACATTACCTCTTCGGTAGCAACGATAGCACAATCTTCAATCTTACTTGCAGATGTTGCAAGTACTGCCTTCATAACTTCACGCTGACCATCTTCATAACCCTGAAGCTCAACAATAGTACCATTTTCAACAGCGATAGGATTACCGTCAGCATCATAAACTCTTAAAGAAACAAGATCAGCGGCAACATCAGTGCCAGAAAGCAGATCAGTTCTAATTACTGTATAAGCCATACTTAAATATCCTCCTTAAATGTTCTTTGGCGGAAACTGAACAAACAGACCACCATAAGGTTCGTTTTCAAATTTATTTTTGTCTATAGCAATTCGAGTAGATGTAGGTTTGTTTGCAGAGAAAGTAACAGTGGTATTTCTACCTTTAATTTCAAAACATTTACTTTCTACATCTTCAAGTGCCATTTCTGAGCAATCAGCTTTCAATGCTTCAAACGCCTCTATGCCATCCAAGTCGGAGAAGCGAGCGAATAATTCGTCTTCTGCATCTTTGCGTTCCTCAGATATTTTTGATTTCTGATAATTTCTCAGAGTATCAAGTTCAGTCTGCATATTTTCAATTGTTTTAGAAGCTTCGCTATATTTCTGCTCTGCAACATTCTTAGCGCTTGATAAAAGTGCGTCAAATGTGTATTTGAAGCTGAAATCTGCACTACCTTCATCAAAATCTGCAATGGTAAATTTCTTTCTCTTTTTACTCTCGAAATCAACAATAACATTGTCGCCATTCATAGAATAGCTAAAGCCATAGAGCTTCCAATCTTCGCAGTCATAACAATACACTTCTGAAGTTTCGGTATCATAATCAACATATATGTACTTAGAGATTTCTCCCCAATACGGGTCTGTATATTTCACCGCATATAAAGCTTCAACTAAACCTTCTCTGAATTGCTCACCGGATAATGAGAATTCCTCATCATCGCCTGTTTCGCCTTCGCCTTCACCACCGCCTGCACCATCTTCGGGTACATCTTCAACGGGTGTTTCTGGTTCGTCTTCAACACTTGCAACTTCAGGCTTGTCTTCGCCCTCACCTTCAGAACCTTCTCCGTTTCCACCATCAACAACCTCATCATCGTCATCATCTTCGAGTTTCTTTTTGTTGATAGCTTCAAATTTTGCTCTTAACTCTTCAATTGAAAAATCTTCTATATTGAAATCAAGTGCTTCTACGGTTAAACCGTACTCTGATAAAAGTTCCATTCTATCCAATGAGATACTTCCTCCTTTCGAGAGATTTTGTGTGATATTTTGTGGATTTATGTCATCCTCTTGCGAGGTTGTGACCGTTGAAAAATGCTCTTTGAATTCAGTCATCATCTTGGTGTATTCATCACGGAACGAATTTAAAGTAAACATTTCAATGCACGCAGATTCATAACACGGTTCTGCACTTTCCAAAAGACAAAATGCTGTAAATTCAAAAGAGTCTATGTGATAATATCCGTCAACAGTTTTTCCGCTCTTGACTTTAATCTCCATAGACTCATCAGTTATGATGTTCTCTTTAATTTTTGAATAAGCTTCTTGCCTTTTCCAAATGAGGATTTCAACACATAGGTATTCGTGTGTTTCACCATTGTCTTCAGTGATAGTTTCCCACCAATAATTAGCAGATTCAGGAACAACACCTACAGGTTGAGTAATGTTTACAAGTTTCATCCCTTTATTTGTGCTGACTATTTCAACATCGTGTGCTCCTATAGAATCGGTTTCACGATTATAGTTGCATACAATAGGGCAATTATAAATTGTATCAATGCATTTCTCAAAAGTACTTTTGCTAATGAATGACTTATTTCTGTTTTTACCTGTGTAAGCTACCCTTAAAATGCCTTTATCAAATGACGAATTGATTTCGGTAAGTTTTTCAACGGCAGATTCATACACAATATTCAAACTTTTGTCACCCAATATTAATCACCGCCTTTTGAGCTATGTAGTATTAAAAAGTCAAAGTATCTGATACAACGCAAGGAATATCGAGTGTGTCAAATTGACAATCCTCTTTATTTGCAAAAACCCAAACAGTTCCTTCAGAGTTACCATTATCTTTTAAGAGATTGTAACCGTGTGCAATCAAATAATCTCTGCTTTCAATATCCATAACATATATAAACATTAGTTTTTCTCCTTTTCTTCTTGGTTAAAATTAAGCATCCTCACGAGTTTGTTCTCCAGACTCAGTGAGTTCGTCAACATCTTTCTCTTCACGACCAGCATCCTTTGTTACATCCTTGGATGAATTTGCTGATAGCGTAGATGAACTCTGCAATGGAGTAAATCTTTCTTTTACGCCCAATACATCATCTTCTAAGAAATTCATACAATCCATCTCATCCTGAGCAAGCCCTTGTGATGCACAATAATACGAAATCATCGGCATACCCAATTGACAGGCTTTAATATAAGCGTCACCCACTTCTTTTCGGTTAAATGGACTACAATCTAAAAATGTCACTTTGAAATTCTTTCCATATGACTGTGCGTGTAAGAAACGATTTATAGCCGCCTCTATATTTTTCACAATTCCATATGTTAAAGCTTGGTCAGCTTTGATTGATAATGATAGTGCATTAGCAGATGCTTTTTCATTATTAAACAACAAACTTGATACACCGGCAGCGGTAAATAGGTTTTGTTCGGCTTTAGATATCGTGTCGGTATCACCAACATTATTCTTTTCAAAGCTTATTTTGTTAATGGGCATCGGTGTTAAAATTGAACCAATTTCTTCCGGCAAAACACTATCTAAGTTCCTCCAGAACTCTTTGGCTTTGTCGAAATCCATTTCCCATTCACCCTCGTCATTAATACCAAGTGTCATAACGAGCATTGCATAGTTTTCAAGTTCGGTTTTTGTTAATTTTAATTGTTTATAATCTTCAATATCGTATATTTCTCTAAGTAAGCCGACAAAAGGAGGTACGGCATAATTCAAAATATCGTTATTGCATTTTATAGCAAAAGAAGTGGGGGAGTCTAACTCCTGCCACTTCATATTGGTTCTGTCTTTTTGATATGCAGCATATTTCACCTTAAACTCAGGTGGATATGTTTCAAGATATTTTGCATTACTGTCAAAATAGGAGAAATCAAACGACACATTTAAAACATTATCTTCTATGATTGCGACGGTACAATAATCTGATGGTAATTGTTGAATAATTACACTATCTGTATTTACCCACATGGTTCCATAAAACACATCTTCACGCAAACATACAGTTAACACTTTTGCAAACTGATTTTTTATATCCATAGATGATAATAAATTTAAAACCTTTGTATAGTTTCGCCTGATTGACTGCGGCTTGGCAGTCGAAGTGTCGATTTTATGCGGAGAAACAACGTAAGCCAAATCCGATAAACTTGAAAAATACTGAATAAGTCGTCTGAAATGCGAGCTCGCACTATAAATATAAATTACAGCATTTCTAATATTTTTCTCGTTAGTATATGGATTTTGCAAAAACTCAGTGATTTTATCTTTGCTATATAAATAGAAAGTAGGCGACGATGCGGCACCGTTCAAATCTCTTAATATGAGTTTGTTCATTGCAGAAAATCGTTGCGGCATATGAAACATACTATCCAAGCTCATATTTTTATTATGAACCGAATTACTGTTTGGAATTGCACCGTCTGACACAACAATTTCCTTGTTTTTTGTGTTACTCATTTCGGGCAATCACCGCCTTTCATTTATCGTTTAATTTTTGGAGCTCTAAACATAAACAGACTGTTAATATCATCAGAACTTGAACGTTTCTTAATATTCTTTTCAAGTTGGCACGCAACATAATAATTGTAGCTCAAGCTTGAATATCTATCTTTTCTCATACCGCTTTTTTCGATGATTTTTACCAGTCCGCCCGACTCTTCGTGTTTTAGGTTAATAAGTTCGCTAATTAACAAAGTTGTATGTACATACGGCAATGTAAATATCATTTTATCTGAAGAAGATAGGGAGTTATATCCTTTTATACCTCCAAGAGCTTCTTCGCCGTCATATTCAGTTGCTAATAAACGTATTTTTCCTGTCTTAAATCCTTCTCGCAACAAAATCGCACAATCAGAGTTAAAACGAGCAGAGCCATTTATAGCCCATATAGCCTTTTCAGCTCCACGATCTGTACATCTTGCAGCCATTTCAGGATTGTTACAACACGATAAAGCAGGATAAATTTCTCCTGTTTCTGAGTCGGTAATAACTCTTGCAAGAGCATCATATACACCTAAACCAACACCTTTTACGTCAAGAACGATGTAATCGCACTCGTACTCCTCGAATAATTTTCTTATGCGAAGAGCTTGGTCTTCTGTGTGAGCTCCTTCTGATGTTTCTGTGTATATAATATTATTTGAATATCGCCCAGCCTTAGTGGGGAAGAGTTGATTTATGAATATTGCCGATGCGTCGTTCTTGTGTTTGCTACTCGACATAAGAGCTATATCGGCTGACAATATTCTTTTTTCACCATTTTGTTTTGGCTGAATGCGAACTTTGGTATTATTTGATAGTTTAGATGATAGTGAATCTGGTAACATTGGAAATTGAATTTTTCTGTTTTTTGCAATTGATTCAAAATTAAAAAAGGTGCCGTCTGAGTCTCCCCAAAATTCGGCACACATTTCCATACCCCATTTGATTTCACTAAAATCCGATTCTGTCATTTGTTCAATAACAGTTTCCTCCATAAGCAATCCCTCTTTAAGAGCGAGCTGATATGGGAAACCGCAAACAAAATCTTTTCTTCGTTCATCCAACATAAACTTACAATTGTCCTTAGTCTTAACGTATGACCAATGATCTTTGTAGTAAGCGGATGACAGGTATAATGTTTTATTTGGTTCTTTTAAATCTTTTCTATGTTTATATTCTGGTTTGTCCATATATTTAGGATGTCTTGGATTTGATAAGAACTTTTTGAGAATAGTATCAATAATATCTTTTTTAACCATTCTGAACTCATCAATTAAGAGTATATGAGCTCTGTTACCACGGCTACTATCGCCAGCGGTTACTACCTTTATGAATGAACCATTTTTAAACATAATTTGCGCATTATTACCATTCATATGAGTTTCTTTATCATCAATCTCATACGCTAACTCAGGAGAGTTAGGCTTTAATTCTGTCATGATTTTTTCAAGAACATTTATACTCTGTCCTCTCGTACCAGACGCAATGCATATCTTTGTTCCGGGATAAAGAATACAGCGTATGCAGCAATATATAGCACTCAAGAATGTTTTACCTATACCACGACTGGCAATAAAAACAAATGAGTTAGATATGTTCATAATTACTAACAAGATTTTTTGAAATAGATGTAAATCAAGATGGAGGAAGTCTTTAGCAAAACGATGTGGATTACTACGATAATATCCAGCCCAAGCTGCAACACCATCGAGAATACGCTGTTGTCTTTCAGCTTTTAGGCGAGACGTTGCTTGTGTATCCATTAAGTTTCACTACCAAATATATCGTTAAACAACGTTTCGTCGTCTTCCTCTTCTAACTCTGGATTATCAATACGCATTTTTTCAAGCTCTTGCTCGTAAAGTTTGCAATATGTATTTTTAATACCAAGCATTTTACACAAATGCCCTAAGAACCAAATTGAAATATATTTAACTATTCCATCAACGTCCTGTAATTCAGGATCAGGCTCAGGAATAGGCTTTGAATTTTCATATAATCTAATGCCAACACCAAATGGTTTACTGTCAAAAGCTGTATCAATAGCTTCGTCTTGTTTCTTCTGGCTTGGCTTTAAATTTGCACTACCAAGAAGCGTGTTTAATGCATTAACATTCTTTTCAATAGATTTGCCAGCAGCACTGTCTCTGTTGATTGTAGCCTCTAAAATACAAACCTGCTTGTATATTGCTTCTTCGCCCTTTTCAGGTTTCTGTGGTAATCCCTCAGTCCAGTATTTGTATTTTCTGTCAAGTTCGAGATAAAAATTGGGTTCAAAGCCAGTTCCCCAAAATTCAACTATGTCTGGAGAAATTTCGACACCCTCGACTTCGGGAATATTTTCTGTATCGGTAATTACAATATCTTTTAATTGTTCCGCCTCTAAACTTGCAGCATATTCTTCATCAAGCGTATCGTCGAATGTTTTGCCGATATACTTATACAAATTTGTTTTGCTTATATATGCTCTTACACGAGATTGGCTTGTGCTTGCTTTATTTAACATTGAATATATTTCCATATTCCAATATATATCAAATTTTAAGCAAATTCTTCTGATAGCTTCAGGCTCATCGCCAAGGGCTGCCTTGTAATGTTCAAACATCTCGTCAATACAATGGTTGCAATGGTTTAGATAACCGCCATTACCCTTGTAGAGCGGAGATTGAGAAGCGGGATAATTACCTTTTTGCTTCTTATGCGTCCGATGACATCTACTGCAATAAAATGAAGTAGGCATATCTTCAACTGGAGAAGCTTGCTTCGGCTTTGTACTCATTGTTTGAACTTTACTTGTTTTAGGCATAGCACATCACCGACCTATTCTCTTAAAAAGCCCTCTTTAACCGCACGTTTTAATAGTTTTCCGGCAGTAAACTTTGGAGCTTTGTATGCAGGTATAACTATTCTCTGTTTTGTCTGTAAATCCACAGTTTCTCTCGGAGCACATTCTTTAACATCAAATGTACCAAAGCCGTGAATTTGTACACTCTCGCCGTCAACAAGAGCCTCCGTGATCATCTTAATGATGTCATCAAGAATAATTCCCGCATCCTTTTTTGTATATCCTTTTTGAGCAAGTCGCTCAATAATATCATTTCTTTTTAACATATTTATAAATCCTTTCATTCGTTATAAATCAGATATAGATTTCTTTTCTACCGACTTAATACCGTTTTCATCAAAATACTTACCTAATTGTTCATCTACAGGAATATCTGTATATAACCTCAACATATCAGCCGATGACCAACCTATAATATCTTGAATTACACCATCAGGAAGCCCCATACGAACTAAATGAGTGGTAAAGTAATGTCTTAAACAGTGCCAATAAAAATCTACACCCAATATTCTGGTAAATGTATTAGCCCAGCTATTTAATGTTTCGGGTTTCAAATGCTCCTCGTGATTTGATTTGTTTGGGAAGAGCCATTCACTTTCTATTCCAAGAATCTTACGCTCTTTAAGCCATAAATCAAGATAAGGCTTAAATTTATGGTATAGCGTATAGCAATTTATGTATTTCCCGTTACCGTGACCTTTTGTTTTAACTTTCTCCGGTGTTTTATAAAGTGAACCATATATAATATTTTCATCATCAAAGTAAGAAACTTTAAATCTAACAAGCTCAGCTTTACGTCTTCCCGAACACATTGCTAAAGCAAGCATACAGGCTTTTTCATATTTTTTCTTTTCTACTAAATAATTTAGCAAATCATCCAATTGCTCATCCTTCAAAACAGTCTTCTCTCTGACTGGTTGATTAACAGGATTTTCAACTTTCTTAATTATAGAACGAAATCCTTGAAACTCTGGTTCGTCATCACAAATACTTTCAATATAATTGCTTAGAGAAGATATTGTAGATTTTAATCTACGAACACGAGCGGGGGAGTTGCCATTTTCATTTAATAACCAGTGTTGATATGCTACCAAATCTCTTTTGGTTATCTGGGGGAAGAATTTATTCCCATTATTTTGAGCATTCCAAACAAAAAATATATCAAGGTCATTTTCGTAACAATATATAGTTTTAGGACTTCTTTGCAAAGATTGTAGGTAAGCCAAGAAGTCCTTTTTTAATCGTAAGTTTTCTGGATTGACCTGCTTAATTAACTCTTCGCTTGTCAATAAATTCATCTTCGTTTTCCTCGCCACGCAAGTCACTCCTTTCAAAATAATCGTTAATTTAAAACGTATGTATGTTCATCAACTTTTCCTTTACCTTCTTCAAACACAAGGAAGGAAGCAGTTGCATCAGCACATTGTCGTATAGTCATTGAAAATTCGTCGCTACCGATAATTGAACCAACACCAATGCAACCTTTTCTTACACCACAGTTTTTAAACTCACCGTGATGCTTATGACCACCGATTAGATATGAAATTTTTGTATCATACAAATTGTCATATTCTTGTATAGCTTTTGATAAATCTTTAACCTCGCCGTGTATTCCGAGAATGTTATAACCACAAACGTTATCAAAGATTAAACCTGTTTTGTTTTCAACGTACTGAAAATTCGGATTCCCTTCATTTTTTAAAACAATGCAATTCTTAATTATTTTTCCAGCAGATTCACATAAATGCTGACCTTTCTTTCCATCTAACAGTCTTAACTCATCGTGATTACCGTCTGTTTGGAAATATATGATAGAAACTTTTTCAGATAATTTTCTCAGCCAGTCACCCATATAGTTGCCGAATATTGTTGCGGAGTCGATTACGCCGTAACGCAAACTCCACAGTTGAGAATTTCTAATGAAGCCCTCAACGCTATCACCAAGATTGTATATATGTATAACAGATAGATTTTCTTTTTCAATCTGCTCAATCGTTTCATTGTATATCTGCTCCATACGAGAATAAAAAATTTCAGGACTGTATTCATTGATTATCTCATTAAATAATCCATAAATCTTATACTCCTTACCAAAGTGGCAATCAGCGAGGCATAGTACGCCCACACGTTTGCCGTGAACCACTTCGATTGTTTTAGGAGGCTCAGAAACTTTTGTGTTTTTAGTTATTGCCTCAATAACCTTTTCTTCAAATAACTCATCTCTGGCATCTTCACGAAGCCATCTATTATACTCCAACTTTTCAGTCTGTAGCTTATAACGCTCTTTTTGGAGTTCCCGACGCATAGATGATATTTGACTATGATATTCATCTGAAATCATTTTGGAAAAGACTTCATCATAAAAAGCCTTTGCCTGCTGATATTTCTTTCTGTAGGCAGACTCTCCAAGATAATCTTCTTCATCGTCAATCAATTGTTTGTTGAGCATCTCAGCGAGCTCTTGCCATGTTAATTCAATAACTCCAGAGTCTTTTGCTGAGCATAATCTCCAAATATATTGGAGCTCAGATTCGTCGGGGCTTTTTTGAAAATTAACATAAACGCTCACGCCCTCACTCCTTATTCGTGTTATAGTTTTTTAGAAACTTAATCGCCTTATCATTTTCATCCATATAGTACTTGTGTACAGTTCGTGTAATATTGACATACGGATAATATTTTCTGATAAGTTTTGCTTCTTGTTGAGTAATTTTAATCATTAAAAATATCCTTTCGTTCCGAAAAATGTTTATTTTCTATCATTATAGACAGATTGAACCAACCCCAAAAAGATGCGATTTCTCGCACCTTTCTGGAAATGCTCAAATCGAAAATATTGTTTATAATTGTATTGATAAATTAAGAAATAAGCCGTTTATGGTATCTTTCGATAGCTTTCTGGCGGTCAATTTCTATAGCACATTCTCTACAATATTTCTGGACGTTCTTATTTTGTTTAACGATTTTTCCACAACTTTGACACTCAATATATTTCTCGCCACAATAACGCATATATTGGTTTCCCAAATTCCTAAAATCGGTTATAAATATTTCGGTGGGGCTATTATCGTTGATTATCTTCACATTTATATTAACGTTATCGACAACACGGCTATAGCCTATGTATCCCAGAGACCACAGATCATTGACCATCAAAGATTGTTTTTTTGTGGTAATTGCAATATTTGAAAGACTGAATATCTCCTTGTCTTTACGGTTAACCCAATTGTTATTATTGGGATTTATTGCATTACCATATTTAGCAAGGCATAACATCGTAAACATCAGTCTTTGAAGCAATTTGCCGTCAATCTTTTGGATTGCCTCAATCTCAGCCTTTGTTATGGCAATGCCAGAAATGTCAATGAGTTCGTATTTATCAGCGGAGTTGACTTGTCTATCAATTGCCGCTTGCCATTTAACAATATTAATTGTTGGGTCACACTTTAACATAAAATCCTCTAACAAATTACCGATTTCTCGCTTTTTATAACCCTCACTATAATAATATCGTGCAACTCTTCCAAGTGTCTCTACTGGCTTTGAGCCAAGCGTTAAGTTCTCAAGTGCGTATTCCGCACAAGCCTTTTCGTTTAAAACAATATTTGTCATTGTATTCCCCCTTTAGATTCAAGCGAAAATCTCTTTCCGCAAAATTCTATATCGCCATCATCGTTCTTGGTGGGGAAGTATATAGTATTGTTGTTATGTATAAGCAAATTATATATTATCTCTTCGCTACATATATCCCAGCAAAATTGCTTAGAACCATTCCGGCTATAACATAAATCTAAGATAATATCACATAATTGTGCAGCGTTTGAGCAAGCTCTTTGACATTCAACTTTAAAATCTTGAACCATTAAACTACGCTTGCTTGCAGATTCATCTTCGTCAATACGTTCACGTTTACTGTACTGCATATACTCTTGTAAACGTTTTGTATATTGTTCATATAATCTGGAAATTGTATTATACTGTGTGGTCGTATAATCTTGACCACTTTTCATAATGCTATAATCAAACTCTGTATCAGATATATTTTTCAGAAAATACCCGTCAAACTCATCTTCAAATCTTCGACATATCTTATTCATTACGCAATCGTGTATTCCAACGGGCATTCTTTGATAATAATAGCTAACAAACTCAGCTTCGGCTTCAGTTAACTCTGATTTATTTTTTGACAACAGTTCATCAATACTTTGTCTAAACTCTCTGATACACTTTTTGTCTGTGTTTTTTATGTATGTATTATACTGGCTCATTAAATTAGGATAAATGTATCTCATAAAATAAGGTTTCTTATCAGCCAGTATGCTGAGGTTAAATTCTCTGCGAGCGATTTCTTCTTCAGACAACCCCTCGGTTATACGGTTTGCTGCTCTATCATACCATTCTTTCGGCATTGGTTTTGCAATTATACCCTTTGCCTTATCAATAGCATTTTGTTGATAGAGCTGACCGCACATAATTCGATATTCAAGAGTTTGATACTCTTTGCTTTCAGGCGGGAAACTGGCTTGAACATCAAACATAGTTGTAATCCAGTTGGTAGTCTTACCAATATCATCACCAAAACTATCAATATTGGATTGTATAAGATGTTCCTCGGTGACTTCCACCTTTGTGGCATTTCGCTGAGCGCACATTATAGTTTGAAGCGGTCTGTAATTGTTTACAAGAACCTTGTTATCCGTCAACAGAACTAAATCTCCGTCTTTGTCCATACCGTTTAATGCGTGAGCAGCAGTGTCCCAAGAGTTGAATACCGTACAGGTGGTCATATATCTATACCAATGTCTCACTTCGTCGCCATTAGCAATCTTCATTAAACGAATATTGTTATGGCAAGTCATAGGTGCCCTAAAACAAGCAACCTTATCTGTATTAAGGTCAGCCCAGAACTGATTATAAGCTTCACCCTTGCGTAGTAAACCAGTTACCGGTAAACCAAATATGCTCTGACAGAGAGAATAAGGGTCTCCAGAAACAATAGAGTAGTTTCCGTGAACTCGAATTACACCAATCTTAGCATCGGTAATTCGTTTTCTTATCATTTGGTAAATCTTCTTCTTAACAAATGGATCATCATATATCCTTTTATCAATCATTAAAGCTTTTGTAAAGTCGCTTTCAATGTAATCAATATTATTTTCATTCAAGTACATACCCTTGAGAAAAAGTATTGCCTTTTTATAATCTCCGCTTAAAATATCCTTTATATCATCAATCGTTGGTTGTATTAGCTCGTTTATCTGGTCATCATCTAAATTGTAGCTCTGTATAAATTGATAGTTCAAGTCACGTTCTGTTTCTAATTCTTTTGGACAAGTCTTAGCAATTCCGAAAGTATAGTGATTTTCTTCACAACATTGTAAATAATGTTCGATACTGTCGTAGCAGCTCCACAATTTAAGCATTGACGTTGTAAGAATAAGTTCTACATTTGAAATATCTACCTGATTACCCCAAGCATCCGTCACAATCCTCGTGTGTGCAACCGTATCTGCAAATTCAAGGAAATCAAAGCAGAATACCATACCTTTTTCCCACGAAAATCGGGTGTTTACACCACTTACTATATAGTCGAGCCCCAATTCCTTTGACCAGCGTTCAGCAAGAGAGGGGAGCATAAGACCATATCCATCAGACTCATCAAGCAAAATCTTTTCGTTAGTGATATGCTCCATCTTTGGCTCATCACTATTTTCATCATTTAAACTGATAATATCTTCACAAAACTCCGTTTCGCAATCATTTACTACTAAAATTCCTTTAGGCATCGAAACTGGAATTGAACCACTGCAAGTTAATGCTCTATATGCTTCAAATTTTGCAGGAATAAGTTTAACACTTTCATCACGACCATTGCTGATTCGCTTTCTTAGTTCACCAGATAAACGCTCACTGACGAAAACTATAGTCTCATTTTTAACGCCACCATTAGTTCCGAGCAATCGTACATACTTTATACCGTTAATTATAAACCCTTTGCAAGCACGACGGTAATCTTTCTCTTTATCTATTACCAAGCACATATAGTCCGGTTTATGCTGCACTTTATCGAGTTTTTCATACAATTTCTTGATTTCTCGCCTATTTTGGAGCGAATTTGGCTGTTTTTTGAGCATTTTTATGCTTTTTTTCAGCTTTTTTGCCTCAAAATCGGCATTTTCTATGTGGTTTAATTCATCAATCCAGCGTAATATCTGGCTATCACTCAAGGAAATTACCTCGTCATTTTTGCGAGCCTCAGAGAGCGGAAGGGTTAAATTCCACTTTGCTTTTCTCAAACGGGCGCTATGTATCTTAAATATGTATTTTTGAGATGTCTGTTGCTTAGAAATAACGCATCACTCCTTTTACTCTTTATAATTGTTTTGATAGATTTAAAAAATAATGCTTATTCAGCAAAATAATCTCTGATTTTTTTCTTAAATGAGCTATATACCCTTTGTACGAGTGTTCTTGATACTCCAAACTTATCTGCAACTTCTTTTTGAGTATATCCTTGTTCAAAAATCAGATGTATAAACTCGCTATCTCTTTTACTTAATCCTTTGGTTGTAATCGCTACCGCATCATTCAGATATATTGAAAACATAAAATCTTGGTTATCTGGTATAATATCAGCCATACAACAACCATCTGCCTGATTAATCGGTGCGTGCAAACTCAAAGTGGGTGATACAAGCTTGCGGTTTCGTCGCATTTCCATCTTAACTTCGTTATCTATGCACAAATAAGCCAGAGTGGAAAATTTGCAACCTCTGCTCTCGTCATAAATAAGAGCTGCTTTGCACAACCCAACTGCCGCAGCTCCGTACCAATCTTCGACTGCATCAAGGTTAAGTTTGTGACTATGTATGTATGAATATATAAGATTATGATTATCTTCTACGAGTTTCCTCTGTGTGTCATTTAATGTTTTGCTCATGCTGTTTCTCCTTTAATATGTATATAGTATTTACGCTCGGTTTCCTCAATCCAATCTTGAAGAAGTGTGCGCATTCTTTTGCTTGGAATATAAATCCATATTTCTTTACCATCACGAATAGCAGAACGCCATATCCATTGTATCATTACAGATAGTGCATATCTGTCTTCTTGTATATCAACTCCGCTATTTAAAAGATACTGCTTCTCATTTGGTTGCATAAATATGTTAACGCAATATGCAAGAACCTGCTTATCACGATAGTCATTTGTTGCCTTTGTATTAAAAGCAATATCGCTGTAAAAATAACCTTTTCCCCTCAATAATGATTGACCGGTCTTATAAGTTGCCCACAACCGGGTGTTCGACGGTTTATCTCTGTGGTAGTTGATGAAAAAGTTATATACATTTTTCTTCAAAGCTTCTTTGTTATTCTTTACAGCTTCCGTGCTCTTCTTAAACCACGTAAATGATAATGCGTGTTTATCGTCGCCAACAGAATTGATTTTGTCATTATCGAAAATATGTATCTTACTTGAGAGCTCTTTTGTATATTCGGGGATATATTGAGGTGTTTCGCTAAAATGAAATCCCTTTTTATCCTTTACAATACCGATATATCTGTAAGGAATATCAGCAATGTCAAAATAATACTTCATTGTCTGTGCTTCAAACAAGTAGGTAAGAACAAACACATCTTTAAACGCCATAAGTATGTCTTTTGAAAATAGCCAGTAATAATAAACATTACCTTGTTTTACATCGGGCATATCTACAAGACGATTGCCCTTGGATAGAGCCACAATCTCACTGGCTAATCCATACTCATAGTTAAAAGATGGTAGTAGCTTTATAACGTCGCCCTCTTTAGATACCCAACCGGCACTTTCCAGAAGCATCATATCCGATTTGGTGATAGAGGAAGGTCTCAATACTTCAACCGCTTCATCAACAATCAGCGTATAACCCTGTTTGCGAATCATATCTATCATATCGTCCGAGTATCTCAAGAACATATTGTGTGTACTGGTTATATTCTCGCCAGCGTTGATTAACTCAATTGTGTGTTTAAACTTACGAAAGTCGAACTCAGGTATCTTGTTACTGGGTTCTTTGAAATGAAGGTCGGGGCAAGAGTTGCGTATCCTTGCCGCTTCTTCTAAGTAGGGTGTTATATATATAAACTTTTGTGTAGGATGTGCATTCATATAGTTGATAGCCGCACTGGACTTACCAGAGCCCATAATGGCATCACATACTTTTATCGCCATCAAATTCCTCCTTTTTTAAGTTGTTTTTGTCGTCCCGAAAACTCGCATTTAAAACTTTTGGGTTGTAAAATTGAATTTTTGATGCCCGAAAAGCCCGTAAATATGCGGTTTTAAAAATCGGGGTCTAATAGTGACGTAGACATTCTTTAGGTCTGTTGATTTCGTTGAGTAAGATACGGCAAGACAATGTAACGTATCTTACTTACAGCTTTAGTTCGAGCGAGATAATGTTCTTCTATGATTTCAGTATTCAGTTGTCAAGGTACAATGTTTGTTAATTAGCTTGCAGGATAATATGTAGTCTCCTGTATAACGCTATCAACAAGATAATGGTCTCTGCTTCCCAAGTTGAGCTTTATATAAGCTTCTTCAATCTCTTCACCAGTAATACCGATGTAGTCGAGTGTCTGTGCTGCTGATGAGTGTCCAAACATCTTTTGTAATAATAAAAGTTTACGAGGATCGTTGTTGGACATTAACATCTGATGATAAGCAAATGTCTTTCTCATAGTGTGAGTAGCAATCTTGACATCCAAATTGAGTGTGTTAGCAACCTCTTTGAGAATGCGGTCAACTGACATTCTGCTCATTGGTTTGTTAAGATTAGAGCCTCTGTTGCTTTCACTGCGGAACATATAATCGTCAAGCCTGCACTGCGTATGTTCAAGGTACAGTGTAATTGCATCCATTACTGCATCATTAATGGTTAAGTATCTGTTACGTCTTACCTTTCTGGTGTTCTTAGTCTTTTTTTCCAGAATAGGGAATGTGGTTTTGAAAGATAGGTCATCATTAATGAGCTGAGTAAATCTTAACTGTAATAAATCACTTACACGAAGTCCAAAGTTAATACCAACTATAAAGAGCATATTGTCTCTGTATCTACCATTGTTTATGAGATAGCTTGAAAAACGTTCTATATCTTCAAGGCTTTTAATTGGTTCTGATGTATGCTCGTTTGCAAGTTCGATATGAACTTCTTCTTGAGCCGGAAGAAGAGCATCTCTTTTAAGGTATCTTCGGGAGTCGGATACAACCTTTGCATTTATGATACCGTCATTCTTCTTATTCACCTTTGATGTAAAGTCAATTGAAATAATGGTTCCCATCGTCTTATCGTTTCCTTTCTTATATTCTTTATAATTGTTTTGACTATAATCATTATAGCATATTTAGAGGCGTTTGTCAAGTATTTTTTATAATTGTTTTGATAAATTTTCGATATTTCTTGTTTAAACCCTCGTTCTGGGTATTTTCAAGGAATCACGAGACATCGGTTCTTTAAAAACACCATTAAATAAGTACGATATTTCCTATTATTTATGGAAGAAAAGGTGAGCTCAGGAGAAAAGAGGGAAAAGTGCTGGTGTGATGAAGCAACTTGTCAATTCTGTGGAATTTCAAGGGGACGAAAATATGGAAAATAGCCCCCCTTTGTTACATAGTGTTAAATTGTAACATAGAAACGGACGGAAAAACAATGGACGGACGAAAGGCGGCAAAACTACCATATAAAACAATTATATAATATATTTGTTGTTTCGGTATATTTGCAAACCGAACACCGCTACTAATAGAGAGCAAAAACAACTTTTTTCAAAAAATCAAAAAAATTGTATTGACAAGTCGGAAAAAGTGTGCTATTATATATATAGTATCTTGACAACGGCGGCACACTTGCAAGAGTGAACACCGCCGCAAAGGGTACTATATAATATTGGTATTCCGCACCAAACACAAGCGGAGTCGGCACACTTTAGCCGATAAGAAAGGAGCAGAAAATGCTACATTCAATTATCTATTTACACAAGGACGGAGCGGCAACAACAAAAACAGTTGACGCACCAACAACAAAAGCGGCACACGAACAAGCAAGGGCAGACAAGAAAGCGGCGGCGAAAGCGGAGCAAATAAGAGTCTACCCGACAACAACGGACGAAAGCGGCGCACCTATTGACATAGGAATAGCAAGGGGGGCGCTTATGGTAGCAAGAAAGAGCGCCGCCAAATCTTGCGAAAGGAGCGGCGGCACTGATACTCAATACCGCATACTAAACGAATTGACGGGCGCAAAGATGAAAGCAGAACAAGCGGCGGCTGAACCATTGGGGGCGGCTTATGTGTTTGACTTAATCGCACGAACAAGCGCAGACAGTCAAGAATTTTTTGCACAAGCTTATAGCGGCATACTTGACGGAATAGCAGAAGGCGAAACAATAGCCGAACAGTATCATAGAGCATACATAGAAATAAACAACTACATAATGAAACAAAGGGCGGCTACTGAATACGAATTAAGCAACGAATTTATACAAGAAAGCGGCGGCGCATTGGTAGCAGTAAATACATACATTGCAAGGCTTATAAAAGGCGGCGAAAGATATACACCATATACGGACGAATGGGACGAAATGGACGAAGAAACAGCGAACAGATTAGGGGCGGCACTCAGAGCGGCGGCGGCTACAATTACACCACGACAGAAACAGATTGCCGCACTTATAGGCGGCGGCTTATCACAAAGGGCGGCGGCTGATAGACTCAATATAAAATCAGTATCAACAGTAAATGAACACATAACACACATAAGAAAGAAATATCTTGACTATTTTACAGAAAATGCGCCGGAATTTCTGCATATAATCAAATCAGCAGAGGTAAACGCCGCAAAGGGTACAAACGAAAGCAAGAAAAGGCGCAACAACACCGCCGAATATTACAGAGAGTACAGGGCAAGAAAGAAAGCAGAAAACAACAAAGGGGGTGCGGCTATATGATGACATTATCAGAAAGAGCGGCGGCGGCTGAAAGACTTATAAAAAGACTTGAAAAGAAACAAGCAGACAAGCCAACGAAAACAAGGGCGGCGCAACTTGAAAAAATCAAGTACAATTTATCAATAAAATATTGTGAATTGATAGAGCAATTAAGCAACGAACACAAGAGCGAAAACAAAAAGCAGATACAAAAAGCATTTACAAGGGCGCAAGAATTGGGGCATCCAATAACAGTTGAATATATAAGAGCATAAACAAACACAAAGGGGCGGCGGATATATTCCGCCGCTTTTCTTTGTTTTGGTAACTTTGCGCCGCATACGTCCGCAAACCGAACACCGCTACTATACAAGCGGACGGAGCGGCAACACCGCAAACCGAACACCGCTACTATACAAGCGGACGGAGCGGCAACACCGCAAACCGAACACCGCAACTATACAAGCGGA